TAAATAAGTATCCATACCGTTAGACATTGATATTGTACTTTCATAATGATAAGACCCAATTTCTAATACTGAATTAGGTTTAACCATTCTTACTAACGTGTTTAGACATGCTCTACAATGTGTTGCACATCCAGCATATTTAGTTCCTTGTAATATACCATTTTCTGGTCCTTTATCGATGTAATAATCTTTAAAGTTTTGTTTAATAAAATCTACTTTATTCATAATTTAATTTATTTGTAAAATTAATTTAAATAGTTTTCTAAAAAATTATTTAAATCTTCTGGTGTTCCTAAACCCCACATTTTATTTATGTTATATGGTTTAAATTTTAACCCGTCTAATATAGCCTCATTATAAACTGGTGCCACATAAAATTCATTATTAACTCTAATGTTTTTTTCAATCATTTGTTCAGCGTATTTAACATAATCTGAACCTTTATTCCAATAATAAATACCAACTGTTGCAACATCACTGATTGGTTTCTTTTCGGCAATCTCAGTAATAAAACCATTTTCATCCAATTTAGCAAAAGACCATTTAGGGTGTGTTGCTTTAAACGTTAACATACCGCCATCTAAATTATCATTAGTCATTGAATAATAAAAACTATTACTATCCCATTCAACAAACTGGTCTGAATTCGCAATAACTAAATGTTTATCATTATTTATGTATTCTTTAGCTAATAATGTAGTACACGCAGCGCCTTCAGTAACACCATCAACTTGCACTATGTCACAATTAGGTGTAATCAAATTTAACAAATATTTTAAATTATATTTTTCATAATGCTCTTTTTGAACAATATAAACAAAGTTGGCTTTAATGTTAAGGTTTTCAACAACTACTTGAATCATTGGTTTGTGGTCAACTTCAATCAAAGGTTTAGGGAATGTGTAACCAGCGTTACTAAATCTAGACCCAGCACCAGCCATAGGTATCAAAATATTAAATTCATCAGATTCCCATTTATTTGTCGTTGTTTTGTCTTTGTTTATTGATGTTATTTGATTTTTTAATTTTTCATATGTTACATCCATAGGTGTTTCAACTGAACATAAAAAAGAACCAGAATCAATCGCTGCTTGTCTGCCATGTAAGCTATCTTCAACAATTAACGTCTCAGATGGCATAAACCCAGAATGTAATATCGCTTTTAAATAAATTTGTGGGTGTGGTTTTGGAATTGAAACATCTTCGTTACCAAAATACTCATCAACATATTCAATCAACCCAGTCTTATAAAGCATTAATTTAATTGATTCTCTGATTGAATTTGATGCAACATAAATTTTACAACCGTCTTCTTTAAGTGATTTTAAAACTTTTTTTAATCGTTTGTCTTCAGTTAATGTTTCTTTTATTACATCAAATGTTGATTCTTGCTTTAACAACCAAATTTTAGAATGTAAAGACATAGGTAACCCTTTATCAGTACTAAGTAGATGTAATTTAGTTTTTGTTGTTAAACCATCATATTTAGTTAGATGTTCTTCTCTTTTAATAACAAATTTACTATCAATTTGCCTTAAAGCTTGGTTTAAAGATTCATAATGGATTTCTTTAGCGTCAACTAACACACCATCTAAATCAAATATTATTAATTTAACCATAATGTTTTGTCATTTAAAATTTCTATTTTATCATTGCTAGTCTCAATAAAAACTTTATCTTTATTAGGTTTGATTATTTTAACACTAGAGTTTTGATTCATATTAAAATCATATTTTAATCTAACTTGCTTAGACCATAATACATCTTCACCTTGACCCCAGATTAAATCTTCATTTAGTGGGTATTCCAACATAACTTCTTTTTTAGCAATCCAATACGCACCAGAAATATACATATATTTAGATAAGTGTATTACGTCATATGGTATTAAACATTCTCGTCCAATAAAATTATCCATCTTATTGTTATTATGCGGCCAAATACACCAATCTCTGAAACGTTCACCATTTAGATTAATGATTTTATCCATTCTAATTTTAAAGTCGTTACCAGACTTTAATTGTCCTTCATACCAACCTTCATTTAATTTAATGTAATCGTGAAAATAAACAACATTTTCATATTTAGCTTCACGTGTAATTAAATTCTTTTTAGCTGTAATCCACATTGGTTTTACATTTTCATTAAAATTTACAATCCTAGTGTTTTTTATATTAATAGTTGAATAACCAATGATTATAATTTCATAATTAGGTATGTTTTCTTTTTCAATTGAATCAATTATTGTGTTTAACATTCCGTCATTATCACCACCAGTTACTATCCCAAAAGTAAAATCCATTATTTAAAAAATTTAGTGTTCTTATATATCCAATCTTCAGCAATTAAAAACTCTTTTGATTTTTCAAAATTTTCTTTAATTGCTGGCATCATATTATTATATTGTTCTGAAGATAATAATTTTAATTTAGAAAGTAAATCTTCAACATCATTAAAAATTATCATACCGTCTAAATTAAAGAAATCACCAATAGATGGACAACCCCAATAAATTGGTACGGTACCAGTAACAAAACTATCAATTAATTTTTCAGTGAAATAATAGTCAGAACGACTATTTTCAATAATTAAAGAAAACGCATAATCTTTTAGTGAATCTAATTTATAATCAATAGGGTTATAACCTCTACCATATACATCTAATTCAAAATTATTTGCTCTTAAAACATCTATTGATGCATGTCTTAATCTATGACCTTCAGTTTGTCGTTTATCTGACGCAATGATGGATAATAATTTTGTTTTTCCATAAACATTTTGGTCTTCTTCTTTTACCCAGCAGCCACAATGTGGGTAAAATAATGCATTTGAACAACTATCTAATAAGTTTTTGTCATAGGTTAATACATTTTTAAGTTGACCATGATTAGAACTAACCCATTCATAAATTGCTGGGTTTATCGCTCTAGGTTCCATTAACATACCTATTTTATTATTGTTCACAATATTAAAACTATTCATCAACGAATTATCAGTTATAAATAAAATTTCATCATTATTTATCACTTTACTTCTATCCCAGTTAATAAATTTAGAAATTTGATAATCGGTTGTGTATTTTGCGTGTGCAAAATTTCTATCTATTATTTTTACGTTATTTAAAGACATATTTAAGTTCTTTATGTGGGCCATTTATATCTGAAAATTGCATAGAAATTAAATCAATTTCATTACCAGATAAAAATTTATCATTTAATTCTTTTTCACTTATACCAAATTCCAAACCGTGTCTATTATTAAAACTGTCATTAACTAGATTAGCTGGTATACTAACTAATTTAGATTCAGTAAAAGATTTCATCATTTTAGGTATTGAATTAGTACCCACAAATCTCTGTAAAGACGCTTCTAAAGTATTTGGATTACTGAAATTAACCTCAGTTAATAAATCTTTTATTAATTTTGTATTAAATATATGTCCGTCTGTTGAAAGGGGGTACCTAAAGTCGCCATTCTGTTGTTTAGTGTAATCAAACGTCATATATTCACCATCAATTTCATGTTCACCCAATTCATAATGTAAATTAGCTGGATGAGAGTAATTACAATTTTTACCCAACCGTAACGAAAATATTACATAATCTTCGACAACTGGTTTAATAATATCTATTTTCCTAGATAAAATTTGATTATAAACAACGGCATCATCAACCATAAAGGTTGTTGCTTCGATATTATCATCAATAAGCTGAAACAAGGTATTTTTAAAGTTTTTTTCATCACTAAAATAAACATTAAGGTGTTTATCAAAAACTTTTTGGTAGCCATGGAGGTATTCATCATTATCTGTTTTATATAAAACACTAATTTTATCAAACAAAAGCGGTGCATTTTTTTTTAATGAATCTAATAAAAGATTTAATTGGGCAGCCCTGTTTTTAGAAAATATAATTAATTGATTCTCGTATTTTTCCATTAGTCCCTAAAATAATTTGAATAATCTACGTTACGATTCTGAATATCACTAAACCCAGCCGTTTGTTTAGCCATGTTAGGGTAAAAACCATAAACATTAAATCTGTTATGTAATTCAGCGTAATAAGCATCAACTTGCCTTTGTCTTTTTGGTAAAACTCTTTCTATTATATCAAACATACTACTATTAATTGCGACACATTGTAAAGCAACAGTAAAGTTTAGTTTAATAATTTTATCATTTATTAATTTAGGTGGTTGACCATAAACATGGTTCCCACCAAAATAAATAAAATCCCAATCAGATGGTACCATTGACATATAGTCATCTAACTTTAATATCTCTTCGGTAAAATAAACATCATCTTCTAAAATTAAAACATTATTAAAACCGTTTTTTTTACATTTTTGTATTATACATAAATGTGATTCTAAAACACCTAACTCACCAGCTAATAACGATATATCGTTGGACATGATAGTCGCGCCATCAACAGCGGGAAATCTTTCCACTTCAGTAATACTAAATTTTTCAATTTCTTTTAAAAAAGATTTATATCTATCTGGTCGCCTATCTAAATTAATAACATAAATCGCATCGAAATATTTTTTTAAATTAACCATTTTTTTAAGTTTTTGTTCGTATTAATATAGAATTAATTCATATCGTTGTTTAATTTCTTTAGCAACACAATCACTATTGAACTTATCAATATCTTCTGGTATATTATGTAAATTTTTACTTAAAATATTACCCGAAGAATCTACATCATAAATCCAACCTTTTTTACCACACATCCAACCTTCAATTGTTGTTCTACCCAATAATATTCCAGCCGTTTCATCACATTGTTTTATATAATTCTCAACGTTATTTTGTGGGCCAAAATATTTTACATGTGATGTATCACCACCATATTCATTAAATATATCCGAAACTTTAACATCATTTTCTTTTCCAACTAACCAAAGTTCGTCATTAGATTCGGCTGTTGTTTTAATCAAGTCTATTATTGTATTTTTTCTAAGATAGTCTATTGTACCAACAAATAATATTCTTTTATTTTTCCAATTTTTTTGACCGTTAGTTGGTTTGAACCTATTTGAATCTATTGGGTTATAAATTACCTCAATTTTTGATTCATTGATACCAAAACTATTTATTAGGAAGTCTTTGATTTCTGGCCTGATAGCGATGTATTTTTTTATCTTTTCACTTATTACAGGTTCTTCAAGATTTATAACCTCGGAATGTATAGTACAAATTGCCTCAATTTCAGGGTATAGTCTTAAAAAATGTTCGGTTATTGGTTTGTGATTTAAGTGCATTATATCAAAATTAACCTCAGACACCTTATATAGTTTACCCTTTTCGGACTTAACTAAACCTTGTGGTGTATTAACACCCCATTCACCGTCACCAAGTTTATAACCTGGTGGTTCAGATAGATTATATAACTTAATTCCCAATTTCTTTGCTTTATCAACCATTGGTTGACCCAATTGGGAACATATTGTGACATTGCAGTTATTTTCGACCAAACCTTTAGCTAATTCATATACATACATTTCTGAACCAGTTAAATTAGCGAAACTAAGACAACTTATTAAAACATTCATCTTATTATGATTACTGAACGTCTTTTTTATTCTAACTGGTAAGTTATCTTGATATTTCTTAGCAAATATTTGTCGATTATTTTCCCATTCATCATTCGTTTGTCCAATTGACATATGATTTATCAATATGTTTGTATGAACACCGATTTTTACACCTTCCAAATAATTTCTAAAACAAAAATCAATATCATAAAAGTGAAAACCATTAACTGTCTGGTCAAAACCTTTCTTTATTCGTTTTTTATGTACCGAAAAGAATACACCGTCTACCGTGACAACATCTTCTATGCGATTACCTAAATCTTCACTATAAGAAGATAACCATTTTTTATCTTCATGTGTGTGGTAAACTTTACCATACATACTTCTACGGTCTTCCCACCACCTACCAGTATCGGAAAGATATTTAGTGCCAGCAACCCCTAAAATACCATATTCAGGGTTTCTGTCATATAATTTAACCAATTTTTTGGCCGCTTGCTTAGTTTCAATTAATATATCGTCATGTAAAAATACTACAATATCGTATTTCGATTCATCTAATCCCTTTTGATAGAATTTGGTTAAACTTTCACCTTTATTAACATACTCTAAAATCTCAACTTTAGGATGACCAAACATCTTCATTAGATGTTCAGAATGTTTAGGGTTCGGTTCTCTTGTACAATATACGATACTAATCATTTCTTATTATTAACTAATTTTCTAATTTCATAACCTAAATCTTGGTCGTTTGGGTATTTCTTAACTAATGTAACAATTTCTTCAAGATTAATTTTTTTAGTTAAAAGATATTCACGTTCTAAATCAGAATATGTTTCATTTGGTTTATTAATCATTACTGTCTTTTTTTTGGTAGTTCTTCTACTGGCAAATCTTTAAGCATTTCCCTTTTCATAGTTTCGCTAATAATATCTGGTAACCCATATGAAGCTTTAGTTTTTTCATCTAAATCAAACATCGCACCCATCTCACTCATGTTCTTATCGGACATATGTTGTTTTAGTTCCTCTTCACTTAAAAAATCTACAGGCGTCTCCTCAATCTTTTCTTCTTTTTTTGTGAATTTTTTGTGCGACCCAGTTACTTTAGATGTTAATACCCTAAACCTTTTAGAATTTAACCAATTATCATCATTCCGTCTTAAAGCTTTTCGCGACTCATAACCTTCTGAATTAAGCAATTCTCTCATTGTTGGTTTGTCAACATTGGTCTCATCTGAATTGTGTTCATCAACCTTATTAAAATCAACCATTAATGGTGATGTTGTAGTGTTAGACCATTTTTTGGTTTCATATAATCTATCATAATTTGAATCATTACCATTATAATTCAATAAAAATTCATATTTTTCTTTCCACGCCTTTGATGGTTGTTTGTAGGCGTCAACCGCAGTGTAATGATAATTAACTTTATCTTCCGCTTTTTCAACGTTTTCAGGTTCTTTAACTTTAAAAGTTTCAGTAAAACCAGTTTGTGATAAATCAATCTTTGGTTTTCTCTGTAAACCAAAAAAGTCTAAAATTCTATCTAATAGATTAATAAAATATTGTTTCATTTTTAATTATTTAATACCAGTGCTACCAAACCCACCAGAACCACGTTCAGTGTCTGATAGTTCACTAACACTTTCAAATGTTATCATTTTTTTACCCATTACACCACCAATAACACCTTGAGCAATTCGCTCACCATTTTCAATAACGAATGGTTTTGTTCCATGATTAATTAAAATAACTCTGACCTCGCCACGGTAATCGCTGTCCACTGTACCTGGCGAATTTAATACCGTAACACCATGTTTAGCCGCCAAACCACTTCTTGGTCTAACTTGTAATTCAAACCCTTCTGGTATCTCAAAATATAAACCTGTTGGTACCATTGCATATTCACCAACACCCAATGTCATTGATTCGTCAAGTGGTAAGTCAGCTCTTAAATCAAATCCAGAAGCACCATCAGTTGCAAATTCAGGGTCTGGGTTTGTACTCTTATTTACTAATCTTACTTTAGTTTTTGGCGTTGGGAATAACTTAGCTTTATCCTTTAACCATTTATCAAAATCAAATGGTTCTTGCTCATATTTCTTAATTAACTCATCAAAATTAAGTTTGGTCTTATAATCATCAATTTGCTGTTTATATTCAGCAACTTTTTTATCCAAATCTTCACCCATTTCTTTAAACATATTACTTTAATTTTGTTTTGTGTTTTTATCTTCAAGCATAGCCAAATCATTTGCCACTCGTAAAATGATTGACAATGGTTCAGCAAACCACATCGCTTGTTTATCAGTGTAATCCTTATCAAAATTCATTACAGCTTGGTACTCGGTTTCTGTGAAAGAAACTCCATGTTGCATAGCGTAATAAATTGAACGTTCACCTATCTTCATAGCGACAAGATTTTCATTGAACTTGTACATTTGACCCAAGTTATCTTTATGCCATTGAGAATCGTTATTAATATAAAGTTTTGCTTTACCGATTTGATGTAGTAAACATACTTTCAACAATGATTCTTTTTTAACTTGAATATTCTCAGGTAACGAATCGTTGATTGTAATGGCGTATTTTGCCACTTTAAGCAAATGGTCAATCAAACCACCCTCAAAGGCATTATATTTACTGGTTTGGTCTGAAGCTGGCGCTTTAACAAAATCCACACCCAAGAACTCCATAAGTTCATTTGTCATAAAACCATAGGTCTCAGCGGTCTTAAAATACTTACCAGCGTTTTTAGTTACTTTTTCTGTTGTTAACATATGTCTTTAATTTATTTTTTTAGTTATATTTGCAAACTTACAAAATTTTAAGACAAAAGTCAAACAACTTCTACTTCTTCAAACTTCTTACTGTCAGCCAAAACTTTAAGATATAACTCACGTCTCTTAGCTGTAACAGCGTCAATACTGTACGTGTCTTTGACCGTATCATATAATCTATTACCCAGTACTTCAATCTTATCTGGATTGGTAATCAAATATTTAAGATGTTGATACCATTGTTTGTGATTCTTAGCACTATCCACCAATAAAGCATTACCAGTTTCATTGAATTCACCACCTTTATCTTTGGCTGATGTCAAATCAATTGTGTATGGGCCAAAATCTTGAGCAACCAAAGCTTTTTTATGGAAACCAGCTTCAATTACCTTTAATTGTGATTTGACCTTGTTAAATTGGTGTGTAACCAAAGGTGCCAAAGAAATATCAAACATATTATAATTGCTGGCATAGGTTGAGATTGGTTTTGTCCAAACCCTTCTATAAGGCTCATTATCAACATCTGGGTATTCTGTTTTAGTGAATTCATGCAGATAAGCTTTATATTCAGGACTTACTGTTTTAAAATCATCAGTGAATATCTTTTCATATTCATACCAGACACTTTCATGTGGTTTAATCGGTCTTTGGGTCTGTTGACCAGTTTTTTGGTCAATCGTTGTAATCATACCTCTAATGTCGTAACCACAAAGAACAAATTGAACTTTATCCATCAATTTATCACCCTTTAGTTTAGTTACAAGACCTTTTAAAAGTTTAATATCCTCAAGATGTGAGCTACCACCAAGAAAGGCGATTCTAATCCTATCACTTTTTTTAACATCTATTTTAAATTGTTTTTCAGATGGGTCAACAGCATTTGGTATTACATATACGTTCTTATTTATCTTTGATATGTCATCGGCAAAAATTTCAGTGGTTGTTATTACATTCTTAGCCAATTTAATATTATTAGGTATTTTCTTATCCAGTCCAGCTTGTTTAATCATCATATGTGCTGGGTGATGACTACCAGGCGCCCAATAATCATCAATGTCCATAAAACTTACAATACCTAATTTATCTAACCTATCTAACGTGGATTGCATTGTTTCAAAACTACCCAAATTTCTATGGTAATGAACGATATCATATTTGCTTAACCATTCTTCATCGTTTAACTTTGGTTCATAATCAATATCCACATGAAACTCATCTGGATAATTCTTTTCTAAGGTCATATGTGGTTTGGTTGAACGATAATATCCAACGCCAGTGCGGTCACTAGGTACTACAAGTACTCTAATTTTACGACCTACTGGGGCATTAATTTTCTCTTGTTTCATATTATATAATTAGTTTTTTTAATATTAGACATAATGAAACAATAAGTCAATATTGCGCAAAAAAAAAAGCACCATTTCTGGTGCTTAAAGGTTTGATTATATAACACAATTTAAATGATGAAAGAAATCACTTTAACAAACCTTGTTTTTTTAATGTCATTATAGTTTTCTTGATTGTATCTTCCTTAATCTTATTAGTATAGGACTCGCTCATTATTCTGACCAATTCGTCTCTCACAATATTCCTGACCATATCTTCATTAACATTAGATGTCGTTGGTTGTTGACTTATTGGTTTCTTTTTATTTTGCATAAGTTCATTCAGACTGCTAGGTTGGTTGTATGGTACTTCCTTTTCACCACCCATTAAGTCTTTTCTAACATTTGATAAATTATAATCAATCTTAGGTACAAACATATCAGCTGGTTCGATTATATTTTCAGACATTATTTTTTTAATACTATCTGGTAACTTTGAATTATTAATCATATCTTTACTGATTGGTCTCGGTTCAGTACTTTTACTGGTCATACCGTAACCTTCATTCATCATTCCATCAGGAAGTTCTGAAAGATACTGTGTTGGTTGTTCGTCAACAAAACCTTGTGTTGTCGATTGACTTGGTGCTGTTTTTTTAACAGATTCAGCCATTGCCATAACAGCTTTACTCTTTTCAAGATTCTTAAGAAATGATAATGGTACGTCTACTGGTTGTTGCATAATTTTAAAATTTAGCTATGTTTAAAACACTTTTCATACTTTTATCGCCATTGGGGTTGAATTTAGGTCTTGGTGTTCTAAATCTTCTGTTTAATACAGACCATTGACTGATTCTGTCGACCCTGAACAACTTCCATTCTGGAACAATGGTATCACTATCACCACTTAATTGATAAGCCCTAATAACTGGATTACCAGCCATTGATATACCATAAGCATATACCTCAACGTTCCTTTTTCCTTTTGAAGTATTTTCATCCCCATCATAATAAATTATGATTTCGTTTTTGTTATTAATCGCGTCATTTATATTTGTGACACTTATTGATGTTGGTTGTCCTTCATCACTACCTTTTTCAACACTTACAACATTTTTGAAAGTGAATGGTCTAATATCACCAGTCCTTTTATTGGCTGTGGTGAATTTTAATGTACCATTTACAATACCTTCATTTTTATCAACAAACCATCTATATCCAGTATACATTGATTTGGGTAAAAGGATTTCAAGTTCTAATTGCTCACTGTCCATACCAATAACCTCAAACGGTATTTCAGTATTATTGGTAACAATTGTAACTATATCCCTATTACTTAAACCTTGAAACGGGTTTGATGGATTAAGTTGTTGTTCAAGTATAACACTTTCAAATATATTGTAAAGTTTTAACATTATAGTTGTGGTGCAGTATAAGGATTATTTGGTGACATCCCCCATTGTGATTGGTTATATGCGATGGCCGCTAATCTACCAGAACCACCATAGTTAGGACTACCTAAAATATCAAGTTCACCACCACCATTATATGTGTCCAAGTATATGCCTGTACCTTTACCTTGGATTGGCGTTTCTTGGTCTTTTAATGCTCTAGTGTGTGTTGCTGAATATTCGTTTGCATCCGCTTCACCATTGTAAATATTTTTTACTATGTTATTTTTCCTAGCAACATTAGCAGCGTCAGTTAATTTTTGTGCAGCATTACTCATTTTAGTTTAATTTATTTTTGTTGTTATTATTATCCATATATTCTATTAAATATCTCATTTTGGACATTTCCTTATCATAATCCTCTTTAACATAATCAACAGTATTGTTCATTATATTCCTACCATTACTCATGGTTCTGACATCTGGAATACCACCAACCTTTGTTGGGTTCTTATTATCCCTATCTTTTTTATGCGTATCTTTAAAGTTATTACCACCACCCTTTTTACCACTAGCACCTGTTTCCATTCTGATTCTTTTTGGTGCTTCGTTTGCGGTAATTTCCTTTTTAAGTGTTTCTTCTAACCATTTTAAAACTTTATCTTCTTCAGGCGTCCTTTTATCTTTATTGTTCAATTCAGACATTTTTTTATTCATATTGGAATATGACATTTCTACATTATTGTTTAATAATGGTCTAAGATTCTTTGGAACTTCGAATGATTTATTTTTTAAATCAAGATTTGGCATCGCTCAATAATTTTTTAAGTTCTTCTTTTTCTTCTGGTGATAATTTCTCAATCTTTGAAACCAATTCAGTGAATTTATCTTTATCTACCAATTCTTTATTGGTGATTTTGGACACCAAATCATTTTCGCTACCTTTAGATACCATATCCTCAATCATTGATTTGATGTTTTCTTTCATTTGTAGATTTGAGTCTTCGTGAAGCATACTTAACCATGTGCCAACACCCAATCGTTCACCGTGACTATATGCTGTACCACCAAGTCCAGCAAATGCTCTTTGCCATCTATCACCTTGACTGGTATCTCTTCTTATTTTATCGGTATCAGGTGCAACCCCTTTTTTATAGCTTGTCAATCCACGGTCTTTTGCTGGTTTTTGTACAGGGCCTGTTTGTATATTAGCTTCATTACCATCTGGAACAGCACTATCAACAAAAGAACCATCGGGGTCTACAAACTCATCGATTAATTGTTCATCAACCTCAGTATTTTCGTTCATATTGAATTTCAATAAAAATTCTCGTTTTTTTAAAATAGTCATATTAAAAAGCTTTTAATATAAATATGTCAAAAACATCAATATTTATAATAAACTATTATTGTGACCAATATAATTAACTATACACCAAATAATCTTAAGTTAGTTCTTTCAAATAGGTATTATTGGGATTTCTATTTGAAGAATGCTATGCCTAACTATGCACCATATACTGGTTCAACCTCAGGAACTTGTTTTGTCGTTGATTTTGACTTTAATAACCCAGCAATATTTGGTACTGGAACAACTTCCGCTGATACTATTTATTCAACACAGACTTGGACTGGCGCAACTAATACTGGTGTAACAGCAACGACTATCGGTATTACTGGTATTGACAACGGTTTGATTACATTTGAAAAGTTGTCAGCAGACACATCAAATCAAGCGTTATTATCAGCTTTAACAGCTTCAACATTATATATACCATCTGGTGATACAAGGTTTATGATGACCAGAGTTACTGGTATGACAGAACAATACGAATATCCAATGAATTTTGTCACCAGTACTGGAATAACTGGTGATTATATGAATTTCTGTGGTGGTTTCTATCAAGGGTATTATAAATTAGATGGTTTTGATTATCAGGTATTACCAAATAGGGTGAATAAGGGTTGGGTTGCTGAATTCTGGTTAAATAAATCCGATAATGCTTGTAGTGGAACAACAGCAACAACTCTTAATGACCTTTACCCAGATAATAAAGGTTTTTTCTTTTATATGGGTACAAGGGCTGAAAATAAGTTTTGGGATGTATTTGAAGGTCTTAACACTGGTTGCACAAGTGCATGTACTACACCAATAGGTTGTACGGGAACAGTTACAACATTTTGTACAGTACCTAAAGAAAATCAAATTGTATTGTCAAATGGTGTTACATTAGACCCACCAGAAATAAAGGAGATTGTGATTAAAAATCAATTTATGATATATCATAATGGTGGGGCAACAACAACTCATTATGGCGTAAGTTACCCTAAAGGAGAAACCGCACCAGAATTTACAGGTGATAGTATTACCATAACAGCGACAACACAATTATTAACAGATAATAGAAATCAATTCTTAATCTACTGTAATAAATGTAATAGCGCCAGTTGTTCATGTGGTGAATCAGATTGTCATACTGTATGTGATTATTCTGGAAGAACACAACCTTTATTGAGTTTGGATTACAATTTGGACATTATTGATAACGCAATAGGTTTTAGGATTAAAGATGATGGTAGCATAGGCTATCGTTTATTATCAGTAACAGGTACCTGTACAGGTGATACATATATTTCAGGTGTTACAGTTACTGAAGGATATTCAGCCAGTGGTATGGTAACAAATGATATTTGGAAGAATATCGCAATAAGATTTTACGCTTATGAAAGAATGACCGATGAAGAACTATTATGTAAAGGTCGTAGATTAGGTAGATTGGCTATTTATGTTAACGGTAAGTTAAAATTCTGGGTTGATGACTTTTTGGAAATAATACCAAGACGATTGGACACCAATTATCAGAAACAAGTTGCCGTACCATATAATATAAGTTTAGGTGGTGGTTCACAAGGTTTATTGGAAAGTATGACCTTTGATGGTCAAGACCCTGAAGATTTAGGTCTTAATATAGAAAAGAACTTTGCTGGAACATTCATAGGTTCAATATCACAATTCAAATTTTATACATGTAATCTTAATTGGGTTGATATTGAAAATAATTATAACCAAGAAAAGGCAAGATACGGTTTATGACCATATTTATTAAAAAAGAAAATTTTAAATGGCCACTAATAGATTAGTTTTACGTAGTACAGGTAGCCCATATACTTTCCCTTTACCAGATATTGTTAAAGGTTCTGTTTTGTCGTGGAGTGAGGTTGATAACAACTTTATATTTTTAAAGGGATTAGATATTAAAAGCGGTTCAGTAAGTGGTACTGACCTTATATTAGAAAGAATCAATGGTAGTAATATAAGTATCGATTTATCGGCATTTACTGGTGGTACTGGTACTGATGTTTTTGTAACTGGTGGCACTTATAGTGCATCAGCGTCAACTTTAACATTTACAAACAATACTGGTGGTACATTCAGTATAACTGGTGTAACTGGTGGTAGTGGTGGTACAGATTATTACACAACAGGTTTTACATTTAACCCAGCAAATTATGACATTACCGTCAGTTTGAATAATGGTACTGATTTAACACAGAATTTGGGTATATTAGCTGGTGACCTTAAAGTCACTGGTGGTACTTATAATCCATCTACTGGTGTTGCAACCTTTACTAATAATAGTGGCGGTACATTCCAAGTTACTGGATTCTTAACTGGTTATACGGATATATATACAACTGGTTTTACTTATGATAACACAACAAATACATTATCAATTAGTGATACTTATGGTTCCGTATATAATGCGTTAATTGACCAAATGTCTGGTTTGACAATAAATGGTAATTTAACCGTTACTGGAACCTCTAATTTAAATAATGTAACTGCCAGTACAATAACTAATCTAAATTATATCGATTTTAATACTGGATATACCCCAACTCAGCAGATTGGTAGGATTCATTGGGACCAAGATTATGGTACGTTAGACGTTGACTTAGAGGGTAATAATGTAAATCTTAAAGTTGGTTTAGACAATTTATATTATATTAAGAATCAAAGTGGTTCAACAATAAATAAAGGTAGAGTTGTTAGAGCTGCTGGAACCTTAGGTTCTTCAGGTAGAATACTTGGCGAGTATATGATTGCTGATGGTACAATACCTCATTATTTTACTCTTGGTATCGCTGGTGAAAATATTTTAAATGGTGAAGATGGTTATGTTTATGAGTTTGGCTTAATTAAGGGTTTAAACACCACAGGTTCATTATATGGTGAAACGTGGAGTGGTGGTACAATACTTTATGTTCACCCGACTATAGCTGGTGGTTTAACCAGCATTGAACCTGTTGAACCAAATTTGAAAATACAAATGGCTATTGTTATTGATGCTGATAGTAATGGTTCTTTGTTTGTTAGACCAAGTTTAGGTTATAATATCGGTGATTTACATAATGTACAAACTTCTGGACAGACCAATGGTGATTTACTAATATATAATAGTGGAACTACGATATTTGAATTTGGTAAAACATTAACTGGCAATTATTTAATAAGCGGTGGTCTATCAGCGACAACGGGAACATTTGGTCAATTGGGTATTTATAACCAATTTATTTTTCCAACAACTGATGGTTCGCCAAATCAAGTATTGCAGACTGATGGTGCTGGTAATGTTTCTTGGGCAACAGTATCTGGTGGTACTGGTAGTACATCACCAGCTGGTTTAGATACTCAGATACAATTCAATCAAGGTGGTTCATTTGGTGCAAACTCTGGATTGACCTATGATTATGGAACAAATGTGTTTAAAACTGAAGCCGTTATTGGTAATTCAACTAATCTATTTGAGAATGGAATTTCATTTATAGGTCCAAGCAGCGGTGTAACTTCAATTTTATATAATAATGCATTAAGTGCCACAAGTTATTCTTTTTTTCTTAACGGTGATTTATCATCAATTGCTGATGATTATTCAACAATATTGGGTTATACTGATTTTGGTACCAATGACCGAACACTTGTCAATCTAAGAAAGGATGTCGCCCAAATGCAATGGGTTGATGATGTTAACAGTCGTGAATCAGAAATAAGTTTAAACAATTCTGGTGTTAGTATTTACAATAATACTGGCACAACTTCTACAGGTATATATATAACTAATCAATACGGTGTAAATGTTAATTTATTTAATACAGGTCAAAGTCAAACTTTTCTTGTTACTAGAGAAACAGCCCCATCAGTCTATACTCATTATTTTAGCGTAGACACAAACGGTTATGTAACAATAAACGAAGCTTATACGTTCCCTAACACTGATGGTTCACCAAGTCAAGTGTTGCAGACTGATGGTTCTGGTAATGTGTCATGGAGTTATATTTTTACTTCAGGCTCGACAACAGCTAATGCTGGTGTTCAAACATTACCATCGAACCCTCTTGGGTTCATAATAACTAATTTAAATGGTACACCCGTTAAAATTCCTTATTACGATATTTAAATAATGATATTCAACATAAATAAAAATGCTACGTTACCCGTTTTGAATCTTGAGTTGATTCAAGATGGTCGATATGATTATTCTGATTTTTATAATAAGTTGCAGAATTCGGACATTTATTTTACAATGTCCGATATAGAGACTGGTGTTAAAAAAATTGGTAAGAAATTAACGAACCCTTTGTTAAAAGAAGAATGTTATAATTGTGAGGATTGTTTGGGTGAGGAGTATTACCTTTCTTATAAATTCACTGAAAGAGATACTAATAAAGGTGGTACCTACGTTGGTAAATTCATTATAGAGTTTTTGGATGGCTCTGGAACCCTGATTGTCCCAATACAAGAGGAACTTATTATTAATGTAATAGAAGGTTACATTAAAAAGTGAACTGTTAGAGAATTTCCGATTCTGATATATTTATCATTTCATTTTTAACCAAAGACATTATATCATCTATTTCGGTATCATCAAGAGACTCGACCATATGGTTTAATACCATATCATTTGCGTGGTCTTCATCGAATTCTTCTACAGTTATTTGTGTGGTTGTATCACCACTTAACGCCTTAATCCACATATCAGTTATCTCACCGATTGAAAGGTTAATGAAATTGTCATAACCTATTTCACATACCTTATCAATCCAATAACCACAATTATCGGTTGTAAGTTCAACATCGATTGTTGTATCTTTAATTTTATGAACGAAAGTTGTCCATCTATCATAAAGATTACCATCGATAATCATTGGGAATATTTTACAATAAAATGCATGCCTTAAGTTAGCTAGGTCTTCAAATTTGAATAGCACATCTAAGCCTATTATGGATTCATTATACTCTTTTGAAATAAATGATAATGTATTCGAATCAACATCAGCAAAAACCAATATACTATCTGGGATAAAACCTTCTGATTTAATTTTGTTTAAATCACTGACCTCTAAACGCTTCGAAATTTCAATAATTTTTTCTCGTTCTTCGGCTAATTTCTTTGTTTTTTCTTCCTTTATGCGTTCGTTAAACTCAAACACAACAGATTTCCATTCATCGGCTGACATTTGATTTGGTATTTCATTTGCGGCCAACCAAAATTTTATTTCCTTATCCTCAATTTGCATAAGTTCAGCATATGAGTCTTGGTCTTCAGATGATAAAGGATAACCAGCCACTAATTTACATTGACTTTCTGTAAAAAAACTTTTTTCCGTTAATACCAGATTCTTAGTTTTTTTATCCGTAACCATATCGATAAGTATATTATTTCTAATATCCTCACTGAAACATACTAACAATGGAGTTATTCGTGTATTAAGTGCATTAAGATATCTTGGAGCATTATATTCATCAGTCGTAAGTTCTGGGTTAGCCTCAATTTGTTCTTGTGGTATTAATTTACAATTAAGTGTTACTGTTCTTTGACCAGTTTCCTTATCAGTTGTAACTGTAACATCACCTTTTGATTTTGTATCACCGATATTAACATAATAAATAACATCACCTAGATTTGGGTTTAAATCATGTTCCAATACCAATTCCATGTGAGCCTTTCTTGCTTTGTAGTTACCAGCCTTAGTTAGCGTTTTACAGTCCTTAAGATATTCACTAACACTTTCTTTAACCTTTGCTTTAGAAGCTATTTTAACCAATGGTATTTTATAATTATAAATCAATTCAACATATTCATTATAATGTTGAATGAATTCATAACCTTTACCATCTAAAAGTAATCGGATACCTTTATCCAAAAACTCTTCAATATAGGTTGGCATTTTTTTAGACTTGATTGAATTACCGACCAATTTGACCTTACCATCAATTAGGTTAGCATAATTCTTTCTTTTGAAATTGATTGTTGATGTACAAACATCATCCACATCCAAACCCATCCATTTTTCCATATAGGTCTCATTAGAATACGCAACACAAGCATCAAGTCCAATCAATTCTTCACCAGCTTTATCTTTCGTTTTCCAATGGTCACCCTTTGCAGTATATTTAATTTCATTGATATTTTTAGGTAATGCGAAGTTAACACCATCGGTATCCATAACCAAAGGTCTCAAATCATATTTTTCCTTAAATACTTTAACCAGTAATCTTAAGTGTTGTCTTGACATGCATGTGATTTTTTCAGCACACATGCTATCACCCCATGGGAATATGTACGGTGCTCCGAATGACCCATAGAAAGAGTTTGCCAATATTTTAAGTGGTAATTGTTTTTTATCATAATCTGAAGCCATTTTAGATGCCTTTTCAATTTCATCTTCACTAGCATTTGATTCTTTAAGTTTTTTTGCTTTAAACTTATAATCACCTGTTAAAGTTTTGTAAGTGTCCCGTGTATCAACAACATATTTAAGAAGACCCTTCATCACACCACTGATATCCAAATCTGGAAAGATGTCATAAGTTAATGTTGTTTTTGGATAAAGTGCAGCATAATCTAATTTCGCAACGTTCTCTGCAAAACCAGTTTCCAATAATCTTGATAAACCACCAGTAAAATCTCTTTTTGGTTCATAATCTGGAATACCTAAACCGTTCTCATATGACCATGCTAACAATATCAATGTCCACTGACCAGCAGTACCCATTGTTGAACTTCTCATATAAGATGTTGGTAACAACTTGGCCAACAGGAAAGAGGCTTGATTATAGATTGCATCAACTTTCTCTGTTTCCCAAAGGTCATCTAAAAGGTATCTTTGAACAATATAGTCACCCTTAACGATTTTTAATGGTTCTGATAATTCATTAACATATCCTGAACCCTCTAATAGACCCCAAGAACCGTCTTCGTTATTGAACCAATAGTCACGGGTATCAGCCCATGTTGAATGTATTTTATCACCCTCCACATACACACGATTCTTCTTATTGATTTTTGAGAATTTTGTAATGTATTTAAGACCCCAACTCTTTATGTCTGAATTAATAGCTTGCGCTCGTCTCACAGCATGAGATGTATCCAATATGTTTGTACCCCATAGAGTTGTTTGAGTATATCGTTCAGTCTCATTACCCAATTTTAGTGTTGAATTCTCGATTCTTTTCAACGGTGTTTTACCATCAAAACCAAACAATAAACCACTAAAATCAAGTCCCAACCGCTGACATCTTCGCTCAAAATAATCCCAATCGAAGTTCTCTGAATTATATCCAGCGATAATATCAGGTTTTATTCGCATAACCTCATTGGCAAATGAAACAATATTTAATCTTTCACTGTCACGTCTTTCTTGTTGTGTTTCACCAATGGTTTCTAAAACCATTTCGTAACCCCTATTATCTCTTAAACCTATTTGAAATATGGCATCAGTCTCAGGATTAAGACCCTCAGTTTCAAGGTCAAATTGAAATCTGTGTAGGTCGTCATAGTCTTCCATACCCTTAAACATTCGTTTACCAGTCTGAATCAAAAACTGTTCAGCTGGTTGAATTCTCATGACTAACCTTGAATTCTCTTTCTTAAATGGGTCAAAACCGCCTCGTTTGAAAAAATTTATAAGGTCGTTGGGTGTTTTACTACATGTTACAAGATACTTAAAACCTCTTGACATTCTAGCTGGTATCTTACCTTCAGAATTATCAGTTTTTAACGCCTCAATCTTAATACCATACTTAAGCATCGCATCCTTTAACTTACCCCTATTTCCACCATATAGTTGTTTACCAACAACCTCTTTCATCCAAAGAAATGGTCGATATGTGTGAACTTCTACACGCTTACCCGTGTCTGGGTCATTAATGACCAAGTATGCTTTATTCTCATCATTTGGCGCTTCAATAGCAACGATATATTTCTGTTCATCTTTACCTGCAATGAACCGCTCAATCACTTCAAAATTGATTTCAGACATTAAATAATTTTGTTTAATTATTATATATTACGAAAATTTTTTAACCATAGACCTATGGTCACGACAAATATACAAAAAAACTTAGCTAATTACAATAATTTTCGTAAACTGTTTAGTACACCCAGAAGCCTAAAGGTCTGTATTTTAAAGCTTGATTGAGAAATTCAGCTTCTTTGGCCCCTCGCTCAAGTTGCGAAGTCGATGATAATCTAACTAACCTCTCATCCAATCTTTCTAAGATAGCCTTTCTTTCTTCATTACCTTCCGATATTAAAGTTTCATAGTCAAGTGTACGTTCAGCTTCTGGTGGTCCAACGATACCACCAAATTTACCTCTTGTCCTACCCAAAGCCCTTTTAGCTTCAGCAAAGAATAATTGACGTATCAATGTTTTTGTTGGTTCATTGAACCTCTCATACTCTAATTTAGCTAACGGCACGTCATTTGGCATTAGGATAATGTCAGGATTTTCAAGTCTACATTGGTCAACGTTTTCTGGTGTAGTATCATAATAATGGTACCATACTTGGCAACCCGTCATATTGATACTACTACTCGTTGCACCACCAATACCATGACCAAATGATAATTTTGAGCCTGGTGTCGACATCAAATGTAATAATCTTGTGCCATTAGGCCCAGCAGTTACTTTATATACCAATTCACTTCTTAATATCCTGTTCTTCAAATTAAAATCTGAAGCTGTTAATAGAATATCATAGGCTGGTGCAATATAATAACCACCAGCACCACCAGCGCCAGCAGCATTAAATCCACCACCTGTTGAACCTAATTGACCATAACCACCACCAAAACCATAATCAATACCAGCATAATTGGCAAATAACGCCATATCTGTTGTTGGTGGTGTTATCCATAAAACCTCATTTATTTCTCTACCAGCTGGTATTTGATATACTTGTTTACCAGCTTCCAATTCAATATAATCCTTTTTAAGTTCCCATGGACCTCTTGCTTGTAAACCGACTTGTTTTGAATAGGCATAAGTGTATGATGTCATAAAATCCAAAGACCTTACACTTAATGCGAATGACATATCAATCGTATCAACATTCTGGCCCAGTAATGATTGCCATTGATGTTCAATCAACCATTCTTGTACATATTGAGAATAATCCTCAATTGCAATTTCTAATAAGGTGCATAATTGTTCGTCTGTAAGTTCTATGTTTCTTATGGGAGCACCCATCGTATGTCTGAATCTTTCAAACAATTTTTCCTTTTCTGAATTTGATACTGCCATCTTATATTTCTTTTTATATAAATATAAGAAATTGCAGTAATCGTCATTCGTTCAGTAGTTTTTTAATTATAGAAAAACCCTCTTCAATCGTCATAAATGATTTTTCTGGTATAAGTATTTTTTTCTTAACAATAACCACAGGTACACTATCGGCACCACTGATTTCCATTATCTTATTGAACTCTAACTTATATTTTTTATCGTTAATATCAATGTCTTTGAATTCAATATTATCTTCTTTTAATAGACCCTTTAATTTATCGCAATAAGGGCAACCTTCCATTGTATATACTCTAACCATAATTATTCAATTATATCTTTTACTATTTCATCAATTTCATTATCACCAATAATTTGGTTAATAACATTCTTTTTATGTTTCAACGTATACCACATTCTTGTGCTAATCGTATCATCAAATAATTGGTAATATACTGAAACATTATTTTTCTGTCCAATTCTGTAGCTGCGGTCTTCGGCCTGTTCATTGTTACCAGGCACCCAATCAAAAGAATTAAAAACTACAGTATCTGCCGCAGTTAATGTTATACCAACACCAGCAGACATGATGTTACCTATAAATACCATTTTACTGTTATTATTTTGAAAATCATCAACAGATTTTTGTTTTTCCTTATCACTCATTGACCCGTGATGGACAACACATTTATTACCATAATATTCTTGTAGTTCCAATAATTCATCAGTAAACGTTGTAAAGATAATAACCTTCTTATCTTCTTCAATCGCATTATCCGTTAATTCAATGGTATTCGGTATAGCTTTCATTGCTATAAATTGTCTAAGTAATATTAACTCAACTAAGTCTCTTTGCGGATTACCTCGTTTTTTCTCTTCTTTACGCTTTATAAGGTACTCTTCCCATAAATTATCATACTCAACCCATTCTTTAGACGTTAGTTCATTATAGACTGGTATAATCGTCTTATCAGGCATATCGAGAACATTTTCTTTCAGACGCCTTAACACTTTATTTTTTACCCTAATGGCTAACTCATCCAAATTAGAATTACCATCAATTAACCAAATGTTTTTAATCTTACCGTTCTTCATTTTTTTCTTAAAGTTCTTGGCATCGCAATATCTTTTAACATAAAATTGCCAATTATCAGATAATGGGTGTCCAATGATTTTAAGTAGATTATAAAGGTCTTTTGGTCTATTTGCTACTGGGGTACCAGTTAATAACCAGACGTTCTCAAAATCGTTTTTTTTGACCAACTCGGTGACAATTGAACCCCTTATACTTGTGTGATTTTTTAAGTAATGAGCTTCATCGACAATTAAAGTATCGAATTTCTCATCAAGAATATGTGTTAATTCTTCAATTGGCTTTTCACCTCGTTTTTTAACAGTATGAAAGTTTTTAAGAATATCATAATTAATTATTGTGTATTTTGCGGGTTTCCATTTTCTACCACTGATTATTGAGGTGTCGTATTCACCGAACATATTAATTTCACGTTCCCAATTTATTTTTGTTGATGATGGACATATTATCAATACCTTTTTTGATTCAGCAGCCAATGTCGCCATAACCGATTGGATGGTTTTGCCCAGGCCCATGTCGTCCGCCAAAATACATTTTTTTCTTGACACCAAGAACTTAATACCTTCCTTTTGGTGTTCATATAACTTTCGACCTAATTTATCTTTTGCTTCATATTTTTCAAAATCAATATCGATATCTATCGGTGTATAATATGGGTCTTCCAAAACCTGTGTTTTTGGAAACCAGTACATTTCATTTTCTTTTTGGTTTTTCTTTAGTTTACCATAAACATGAAAAGACTTTTCATTTTCACCTAGAACAAAACCAAAATAAACTTTATTTGGAACAAATGGTAATTCATATTTGTTCTTTAGTTCTTCACCTAAATAATCAGATATCCCAATTACCCTATCAACTTTATATGGTTCAAAATCAAAATTTTTGAGGATATATTCTTCCTGTGTCGATGTGAGTGATAGTTTACCCTTTTTAATTAACTCATTTTTAAGTTTTTTAAGATATGGATTTTTACCATTATATTCTCGTAACTTATTAAGAGCCGCAAAACCTTTTATGTTCTCAATTTTAATCATAATATCACATAATTATAAATATAAATTGAATAAAAATCAATGATTGTTCCTTATTAATGATTAGTTTGATATTTATAGTAAAAACGTGATATGCCAAAACCTAAAATAATACCGATAACCAGAAACTATAAATTCTTTTCTCAGGAGGATTATGAATTGGAAATCCAAATGGGTAGAGAAGCTTTAGAGGGTGATGGTAATTTTACCATCATACTTTATAGAGTAGATAGGGAAATGACACCATCTGATATTTATAATGAGGCAAGAATGAATGAGGTTGCATATAAACCACCTGTTGAACTTAAAGTTATGCCATTATTGAATGAACCTGAAAACAAAACATTTAATGGTAATAGTGGTGGTCTTAGAGATTTACAGGATGGTCAATTGGTTTTTTACATCTATCAATCGCAATTGGATGACTTAGGTGTCGAAATATCTTATGGTGATTATATCGGTTATCCAGTTACTGAAACTGAAGTTAGATTTTTCAGTGTAGTTAATGACGGTATTAAAAACTACGATAATAAACATACCATAATGGGATATAAAGGTGCATATAGAACTGTAACATGCGCCCCTGTTGATTATAACGAATTTCAGTCCTCGTAGATATATTTATTATTATGAGAGAGGTAATAATTTATACGTTATCTGATGGGTTAGATGTGAAATATGTTGGTAAAACAGTCTCACCTGAAAGTCGTATGTATATCCATATTTATGATGCAAAAACTAAAAGTAAATTAAATAAAAAGGATGAATGGGTAAAGGGTTTGCTAGATAATGGTAAAAAACCTATAATGGAAATAATTGAAATTGTAACAGAAGACGATTGGGTTTTTTGGGAAAAATATTGGATAAATCAGTTCAAGGCTTGGGGTTTTGAGCTTAAAAATATGACTAATGGTGGTGGATGTACCTATAGAACACCTATATCTGATGAAACTAAACGTAAAATGTCATTAAGTAAAAAGGGTTTAATACCTAAAAATATAGAACAACTAAAGAAAAGTCGAGTTAAACCAATTATCCAATATGATACTGACGGTAATGAGTTAAAGGTTTGGGAATCGATGAATGATGTTAGAAGAAACTTATCTATTAATAATATAAATTTATCTGCCAATGGTAAACGTTGTACTGCTGGTGGTTATATTTGGCGATATATTGATAATCCATTAACTAAAAATGATTTACGGATTATTAAAGATAAATTAGAAAAACAAATACCTAAGAAAATATTACAATTAGATAAGAATGGAAATTTAATTAGTCGGTGGGAATCTGTTAATGAGGTCAAGCAAACTTATAAACATATAAATGCGGTATTAAGAGGTGATAGGAAATCTGCTGGTGGTTTTTTATGGAAATATGAAAAAATATAGCGAATAATGGCATTACCTAAAGGTTTTAGAAATAATATAAAGTTAACATCACCAAAAATTGGTGTTCCAAGACGTCAGGAATTATTGGATAATATTGCTGATGATGGAACTTTTTTACCCAGAGGTGTCCATTATAAGGATATTGACGAAACGTTTATTGAATTTGTAAATAAGGAACTTCACATTGAAATTGATGGTAATCAAGTACCTGTCATCTTTTTAACACTTCAAAGATATTCAGAATTCACAAAAACATGGCAATTTACTGATGAATATAAAAACATCAAGATTCCATTTATAACCATTGTAAGAAAACCAGATGTTCAAGTTGGTACAAATTACAATGGATTGTATAATATACCTGGTAGACCGACATTCACCTACTATAAAGTACCAACCAATGATGGTACGAGAGTTGGTGTTGACGTTTATAAAATCCCACAACCAACATCTGTGGATATAACCTATGAAGTTAGGTTATTCACGAATAAAATGTCTGATTTGAATTTATTGAATGAAAAGGTTCAGAAAAAATTCCAATCAAGGCAAGCATACATTTGGCCTAAAGGTCACCCAATGCCAGTTATGTTGGAAAGTATCGGTGACGAATCAAACATTGATGATTTTGAGAATAGAAGATTCTATGTTCAACCATTTGAAATGTTATTGGCTGGTTATATTTTGGATGAGGATGATTTTGAAATAATGCCAACAATCAATAGGGCTATGGTTATGAGTGAGATTGAAGTTGGCGATGGGACTTCAACACCAATAACTGATGGTAGAAATTGTAGTGGGCCTATTGTTGCAGCACAAGGTAGCGTTATTGTTAAAAATACAAATAATACAGTATTATCGGTAGTTACATGTGGTGAAAATTATGTTGTTGGTAATTCATTGATTTTTAATTCTGGTAATACATATAGTCAAATTCTTCCAGCAACAACAAATTTACAATTACCAAATGTAACCAATTATGATAGTGATGGTAGTGCTGTATTAACACCAGCTATGGTTGGTTTCACCGCTACTACTTGTCAACCAGTAACGATAATCAATTCAGGTAGTACATATTCAGCTAGTACACCGTCAGGTTCAATGTTTCAATTACCTAATATAAACGTTTATGGTAATAGTCAACTATTGTATTCACAACCTTCGGTTGAAGATGTTAATATCGGTATTACCAATGGATTCAATAGTGTTGGTTCTGTTAGTGGAACATCATATTATATATCAGCATCGACAATAAACAATTCTGGTAACACATTTAGTATAAGCGTACCAGCTGAAAGTGGTTATACCTTACCAAATGTAACCAATTATGATAGTGATGGTAGTGCTGTGTTAACACCAGCTATGGTTGGATTTACAGCTACCACCTGTCAACCAGTAACCATTATAAATTCAGGTAGCACCTACAGTGCTAGTACGTCTGCTGGTAGCACATTTCAACTACCCAATATTACAATAAGTAATACTACGGGTACAACAATTACCACAATACCTTCAGTTGAAAATTATATTATACCTGATGTCAATTGGACTGATTCGGATGGTACAAATTATTCAACACCATATGGTGAACCGATAAGCGCAACAACCTGTGATTCACTAACAGTATCAGCAACCTCCAGTTCTTCTACAGTTGTGTTTGGTGATACTGTATCATTTTCAGCCATATCTGAATCAATATTAACATCGGTTGATTGGTATGTTGATGGTATATATGTTGGTTCTGGTATTAATTTTAATTGGGCTTCCGAGTATTTATATGGGTTGTTTGATGTTGAGTGTGTGGCTAGTAATGGTAGCAGTGAGGTGGTTTCAACATTTCAACTTAATATTATCGTTCGTCCATACGAAAGGCCTTCGGATTGGTTGGACATTGATAGTCTGGTAAGTCCTGGCGATGAAAAAATAGTAGGCTTGTTTGCTGTATTTGACAGCGATTCAAATGTAGTGGCATTCAGATGTCAAGGAAATTATCAGGTAGATTGGGGTGATGGCACGGTTACAACACACGCTTCAAATACGAATGCAGAACATTCCTACACGTATTCTTCTATTAGCTCATCAACATATTCAACTCGTGGATATAGGCAGGTCATCATAACAATAACGCCTCAAGCTGGTCAGACTTTAACAAGATTTGATGTTACTCCATATCGACATTCAAGTAGAACGTGGCTGTATTTGGAACAGTGGCTTGATGTTAAACTATCGGTTCCTAATTTATCATTCCACCAATTCAACGGTGGTACCAATAAGTTTTTTGGGATGCTTGAAAAGTATGTGATGATTGCTACTGGGTTAACGTCTTATCTATCATTGATGAGTGGCAATCGTTCATTAAGACATTTAGAAGTTCCTCCGATAACTGGAAGTTATGGGTCAATATTAATCAATTGTGGTAATATAGAATATTTCAATCACGATTTTTCAAATGCAACTACATTATCAAATGCTTTTCAAGGTAGTGGTTTGAGGTATCTGGAGGCCAATGTTCCAAATGCTGTTGTGGCATCAGCATTTTATCAAGCATATTCATTGATGAATGTGAATATAACAAATATTATTGGTAGTTGTGATAATATGTTCAATCAATGCTATTCGCTTAGAAAAGCCAATTTGACAGGAACACCCACTTCTTGTGTAAGTATGTTTTACAATTGTCTATCATTAGAATTACCACCTAATAATTTAACTTGTACTTCTATTTTATCAGCACTTCAAATGTTCGCTGGGTGCGCATCATTGAAAGAAAATCTGGTTGGAACATTCTCCGTATGCGCACAGATGTCTTCAATGTATAGTGGATGTAGAAATCTCGTTGAAGTTTATATGTTTGATATGGGTGCTTGTACACTTACAAGCGGAATGTTTCAGAATTGCTCTGGACTAAGAGTGGTTCCTACATTGGACACATCAAATGTTACCAATAATACATTTATGTTTGAGAACTGTTATTCATTGGTATCGGTTGGCAATTTAGACTTTTCATCAGTTACAAGATGGGGTCAACCAAACTCAGGAACATTCACGAGTTGCTATTCATTGACAGAACTTCCAACTTTAGACTTTGCTGGAACATCGACAGATACGTATGGAAATTATAGGACTTTCCAAAATATGTACTCGTTAAGAAGGCTTGATATGATAAACACTGGTGCAGTGACTGGTTGGCAAGAATTTGTAAGAAGTTGTTCTGCGTTAGCTGAAATAGGACCTTGTAGTATGAGTTCAGGTACCAACTTTTCAGCAGCATTCTCTGGTTGCTATAATCTAAGGAGGATGCAAGGTACTGGAATAAAGGTGTCAGTATCATTTAATCAGTGTGCTTTAGATGCAACAGCAATCGATGAGATATTTACTAATCTGGCAATTGTTGTAGGTCAAACAATAACGGTGTCACAGAACCCAGGCTCTTCAACTTGCAATACAGCAATTGCTACTGGAAAAGGTTGGACAGTAATAATTTAATAGAATTAAAAAATTATAAATATGGAAGATACATCAGGTTTTTATAAATTAATAGATGACCAATGGTTTTTTGGTCCTAATGCAGTACTAGGTCCGTATGGTTCGTGGGAATTACTTCGTGAACTTAAAGACACATACACTTATCCATATGAAGGATGGACTTGGTATGATGAAGCGCCAATAGAATATATTGAATGGTTAAGTACAATTATTGAACCTTTAAATTAATGGCAACAATCAATTCAATATGTTGTAACACTAATTAAAGATATATGAAGAATTTAACATTCAATAAATCTTTTGCCAATTGTCTCATATTTATAATAAAGTATTATAATATCAAATAAAAAAATAAAAAAAATAATGGCTATAGATAGAGTATTCGTAAGTCCAGGTGTTTATACCTCAGAAAAAGACCTTTCATTCGTAACACGTCAAGTTGGTGTTACTACTCTTGGTCTTGTTGGTGAGACTACTAAAGGACCAGCTTTTCAACCAGTTTTCGTGTCAAACTATGACGAATTCACAACTTTTTTTGGTGGATTGAATCCAACAAAATTTAAAGATTCTGGTTACCCACAATATGAATTACCATATATTGCAAAATCATATTTAACACAATCAAACCAATTATTCGTATCAAGAATCTTAGGTTTTTCTGGTTATGATGCTGGACCAGCTTGGGGTATTGTTTTGGATGCTGCATTGGACCCATCTACAGTTTCAAGTGCATCAACAACAACTTACACAGGAAACACTGGTAACCCAATGATTACTTATAGTGTTAGCAGTGCTGGAACTGTTACTTACAATGCTGTAAATGACCCGATAATTTCAGCATTATTGGCTGAAGGTCAATTGAATAGTTTGACCACATATTTGTCAACAGCTACTTCAGCAACAACAACACTAAACGTTAATACCACTTATCTTAATACACAAAGTAATAACACATTTAGTGGTGTATCATTCAATGTTACCGTTACTAATACAGTACCACCAAACCCAACTGGTTCAACAGCTTACACTGGTTTTACATCTGGTGTTACTATATCTTACACAGGTACTGGATATGCTGATGTTGAAAATAAATTGGTTGCATTACTTAGGTCAAGAGGCGAATATGATGGTCAAGAAAATATCTTATTTGAAGTTACTGGTTACACTAACTCAAGTGTAACATTTGTTGAATTTGGTTCAACTCCATCAACCGCAGCATTGGACCCATTAGGTGATTTCTCACTTACTGGTAACGCATTAACTTTGGGTAACTTCAGTTATGAATGCTCATTTGATACAACTAAACGAAACTATATCGGTAAAGTACTAGGTAGAAATGAAAAAGATGGTAGACCAGCTTTATTTGTTGAAGAACTTTATCAAAAAATGTTTGATAAATTCGTAAATGAAAATAAAGTTAGAGCAATTAATATTGTATCATTGGTTGATTACACTAACTCAGTCTCACAAGGTAACCCATTTGATGATTATAAACAAGAATACAAACCAGCGGTTACACCATATGTTGTATCAGAACTTCGTGGTACAAACCTATTGAGATTGTTCAGAATGTGGACAATTTCTGATGGTAATTCAGCTAACGAATTGATTAAAATATCAATAACAAATATTAAACCAGATGAAAGAGAGTTTGATATTGAAATTAGAGCTTTCTATGATACTGACGCTAATAAAGTTGTATTGGAGAAATTCTCTAGATTGACAATGAATCCACAATCTAATAACTTTATCGCTAAAAGAATTGGTACATTAGATGGTGAATACGCATCAAAATCTAATCATATTTTAATTGAACTTGATGATACCAACGATACTAGTGAGGCATTCCCAGCTGGTTTCGTAGGATTCCCAATCAGAGATTATACTCAATCAACAAATACTAACGTATTAGCACCAAATATCCTTTATAAACAAACTTATGGCGAATTTGAAAACAAACGTAAGTATTACTTAGGTCTTTCAAATACTGAAGGTATTGACGCTGATTTCTTTGATTATAAAGGTATTCCAGATAGTCCAGATATCGATATGTGGACTGGCCTTACAAAAGGTTTCCACATGGACTTTGCAGCTACTGGTGCAACAATTGACGGTGTTGAAATCGTTATCAATAGTTCAGGTGATACCTATTCACCAGTATTCTTATTCGATACGGGATGCTGCCCATTCAGAACTGATTTAGGAATTCAAGGTACTGCTTACGAAAAAATATATGCCCGTAAATTTACATTGGCACCATACGGTGGTTTCGATGGTTGGGATGTATATAGAGATAGAAGAACCAATACCGACACATACGCTATTAATGGTGTTAAAGGTCAATTAGGTTTAGATAAAACTTTCGAAAATAAAGTTCTTTCTAACGGTGACTTAGGTATTACTTCAGATTACTACGCTTACTTAGAAGGTATTTGGACATTCAGAAACCCTGAAGCTGTTAACATTAATGTGTTTGCAACACCAGGTATCGATGGATTTGAAAACAGTAATCTTATCGAAGCTTCAATCGAAATGATTGAAGAAGATAGAGCTGACTCATGGTATATTATGACAATACCAGACGTTGACGCTGGTGGTGAAGTTCTTACAGCTGAAGATGTATCAGATACTTTAGATGGTTTGTATGATAGTAGCTATACTTCTACTTACTTCCCATGGATTCAAGTTAATGATACCGAAAATAACGTTTATATTTGGTTACCACCAACAAGAGACGTTGTTAGAAACACAGCATTAACTGATAATATCGCTTTCCCATGGTTTGCAGTAGCTGGTATCCAAAGAGGTAACGTGGATGCAATTAAGGCTAGAAAGAAACTTACATTGGATGAAAGAGATACATTGTATGCCGCAAGAGTTAACCCAGTTACAACTTTCGCTTCAGAAGGTATTAAAATCTGGGGTAACAAAACAATGCAAGTTAGAGAATCTGCACTTGATAGAGTTAACGTTAGAAGACTTCTTCTTCAAGCAAGAAAACTTATTTCTGCTGTATCTATCAGATTGCTATTCGAACAAAACGATGATGTTGTTAGAAATCAATTCTTGACCCTTGTTAACCCAATATTGGATAACATTAGAAGTGAAAGAGGTCTTACAGATTTCCGTGTGGTTCTTGTTGATACACCAGAATCTATCGATAGAAATGAATTGAATGGTAAGATATTCTTGAAACCTACTCGTTCTCTTGAATATATTTCAATCGAATTCAATATCCTTAATACTGGTGCTTCTTTCGAGAATGTATAAGAATTAAGAAAGATGATAAAAAGAAAAAGCCTAGATTATTCTAGGCTTTTTTTGTATTTAAGTGTACCACAATTAGGACATCCATGACCATTTATATGTATATAAGGTGATTGTTCAAAATCACCATGTGTCGGACAGTTAATTAAAACTTTATTTCGAATATCTTTATAGTCAACCTTAGAATAATCATATTTGTCTTTATGTACCTCTTTAGCTTTACCTATAAAATCATCAACAGTATAAGTTAATTTTAACTTAACCTCATTATTACCACATTTAGGACAACCCTTACCACGTAAATGATTATATGGTTGTTGTTCAAATTCACCATGTTCTTCGCAAATTATTTTAACCTTAGTTTTCGAATCAATATAATCTACTTTAGAATAATCATATTTATTACCATGAATTGATTTAGCTTTATTTACGAAACCATCAGTATCATACCGATTTTCGATTGAGGTTTTAAGTGTACCACATATCGGACACCCTTGACCATTTAAATGATTATGTAATAATTGATAGAAATCACCATGTTTTGGACAATTAATTTTAAGTTTATTAACTGTATCGACTTTAGTTATACTATCGTAATTGTAAGCATTAGAATGAACTTCTTTAGCTTTTTTGATAAATGACTCAACAGACCACTTAATTTTACCATTGCAATGTATACAACCATTTTTACCTCTTAAATGTTCCGAAGGTGCTTGGTAAAAGGAGTAATCATGTTTTTTACAACGTATTTTTATTTTGGTTTTTGAATCAATATAATCAATTTCTGAATAATCAAATTTATTATTAAATTTTAATTCACATTTATTTATGAATTTTTCTTTACGGTCTATCATTTTTTTTAATTTCTAACTATTTATATACAAAGATAATAATAAATATTTAAAAAACAAGAAAAATGGCAGACTTATTAATGAAAATGCCCACACCGTATGAGCCTAAAAGAAAGAATAGGTGGCTCTTGAGATTCCCTTCAGATTTGGGTATTCAAGAGTGGTGGTTAGCTTCAGCTTCTAGACCTACAATTACGCAATCTGACGTTGAAATTCCATTTTTGAACACATCAACTTTCGTGTTGGGTCGTTTCACTTGGGAAGCTATTGATGTTACTTTTAGGGACGCAATTGGTCCATCTACCGCACAAGCTATTATGGAGTGGGTTCGATTAGGTTCTGAATCAATTACTGGTAGACAAGGTTATGCCGCTGGATATAAAAGAGATGTTTATCTTGAAATGCTTGACCCAACTGGCGTTGTCGTTGAGAAATGGGAACTTCAAGGTACAATGTTAACAACTGTTAACTTTGGAGACTTAGGTATGGATGATGACGGTATTGCTGAAATTACCGCCACGCTTAGGTTTGACCGCGCTATACTTTTGTTCTAGCAGAATCGCCCCATCAAAAACAGTACTTGCTTTACTTTTTACATATTTATTTATATATTTGTGTAAAGAGTAAAGCATTTTTATTATGGAAAAAATTATTTGTATAGATTGTAATAGAGATTTTAAAAGTTTAGATTCATTAAGACGTCATAGGTCTCAGGTTCATAACATATCATCTGAGCAGACCTATATTGATTATAAGTTAAATGGTGTTAGACCAACGTGTGAATGTGGTTGTGGTGAGAATACCAGTTTTTTGTCGTTTGGTAAGGGTTTTGTTGATTACGTTCTTGGTCATGCATCAAGAGTTCATAACAATTGGGGTCATAATCCAAAGGCGATTAAAAAATCTCATGAGACACAAAAAAAGATGTATGAATCTGGAGAATTGACCGTTTGGAATAAAGGTTTAACGATTGATGACCCTAGAATTAAGGATAATATTGAAAAGATGTTATCAAATCCAGATAGGGGTAAGAATATATCTAAAGCTTTGACCAATAAACCAAAATCAAAAGAACATAAAGAAAATTTATCAAGGGTAGCTAAAGAGCGATGGGCTGACCCAAAAGAAAGAGAAAAACAAAGTAATAGACGTATGTTGTGGATGCGTGAAAACGATTATACTGTTAAGTCTAAATTGGAAGAAGTTATAAATAATATGTTAATAGACGTTGGATTAGTTGAGAACGTTGACTATATAAGACAATATTATGTTAGACCAATTAAATCTTATTTTGATTTCAAAATTATTAAAAACAATGCATTAATTGAGGTTGATGGTGATTTTTGGCATTGTAATCCAGATACTGATTTTAACGAACCATTATATGAATGTCAATTTAAGAATTTAGAAAAAGATAAAATTAAAAATGACTGGTGTCATGAAAATAATATTACTTTAATCAGGTTTTGGGAATCGGACATTAACAATAACATTAAGAATGTTAAGTCTATATTGAAGACTGTATTAACTTAATGTAAAAGGTCTTATCAAAAACAGTACTTGCTTTACTTTTTACAGGTTCGTTATTAGAATTTGTGGAAGGTAGAGCATTTTTTTTTAAAAATGTTTCATTACCAGTATTTAATGTAAAAGAGTTATGGATAGAAATTACAGGTTATTGACTAAACAACAAATCTATGAGAGGTTTGATGTTGAATATATCAAAAAGTTAATTGAGTATTCTGATATAAAGAATCCGATAAAAACCAAGACAATAATACACAAGGCTTTGTTTGAGGAATTCGGTGGTGATAATGAACCTAAAAAGTTAAACGAATTAAAGGATATTGAACAGATTGACGATACTGAAACTATTCAGATTCCAAAAGCTTTATTTGATGAGATGATGAAGTTTTTAAATAACAATAAGAAATAAAAGTTTTATAATGTCTGACACAAAACCAAATGTTTTTCCGCAGAATGGTGGGAAAGCATCAAGTGAAACTAATGATGCTGGGATACCTGGTGTTTTTGAAATACCAGAGGAACAAAGAAAGGCGGCTGAGGAGTTAAAAAGAAGAGCTGATGAAGAAGTTGCTGCAAGAAAAGCTGCTATGGAAGCAAGTAAAGTTATTGAGCAACCAAAAGAGGTTGTTAATGTAAATGTCAAAAAAGCGGAATTACATCCATTGGCTGAACCTAAGTGGGATGCGGCATTTGATTTGGTTCCATTACCATCAAAGGGTAAACTATATAAAGGTGTACGGGAAAGTGTTAAGGTTTCATATATGACAGGTTCTGATGAGAATATTTTAACGTCACCTAATTTGGTTCAGAGTGGTAAATTCTTGGAAATATTAATAAGTAGAAACTTATTAGAGCCAAATTTAAAGTATAAGGATTTGCATGTTGGTGATAGAAACGCTTTGATGATTTGGTTAAGGGCCAGTGCGTTTGGTAATATTTATAATGTTTCGGTATACAATGATAAATATGAACCTGTTGAGGGTGAGGTTGATTTATCTGAATTGAAGTATAAACCATTGGGTGCTGAGCCAGATGAGAATGGTTTATTTGATTTCAAATGTCCTGTTAGTGGTGATATGTTAAAATTCAAGTTTTTAACAGCTGGTGATGAGGATGAGATTGAAGCCAAATTAGCTGAAGAAACTAAGAACGGTGTTGAGGTTAATAACCGTTCAACTTATACATTACATAAACAAATTGTTGGTATTAATGGTGATTTTAATAGTTCAAATGTAAAGAAGTTCATTGAGAATATGCGAATAGGTGATATAAAAGCCTTTAGAAAGTATGTAGATAACATAGAGTCAGGTATCGACTTACAGGTACAAGTTCGGACAAGTGGGGGTGAGTCCATTTCTACATTTCTTCCCATTGAGTCAAGCTTTTTTTGGCCTGAACTCTGATTATAGAGCCAATTGGGAAGAGGAACTTTATATCTGTAGAAAGCATATAGGGTGGTCTCGTCAGGATTTAATGGATATGTCTATAAACAGTAGACGTTATCAGATTCACTTGCTTAAAACTGAAAATAGGGCAAGAGAGGAGCATTATGAGAATATGCGAAGGGAGCATAGCAATTCTGCCAAAGGTAGAAGAACCAGAAGTATCAGTGGTGAAGAGTTAAAGAGTAAATTGCGAAATGGTGAGATAAATGCCTAATTAAACATATTTACATTTAAATGATATATTAATTATGCTACTCACTGAAAATCAATATAGACAGTTATTGGAGGCTTTGAATTTAAAGTCACCATTTATGAATTTATCTGTAGGTAAAATCATTGTTATTACAGCCAAAAGTAAACAGAGCGGTGAACCTTTTGATTTTAAATTCAAGGTTGTTGAGGATTTGGGTGATTCTTGGAGATTGGAGAGTTTAACCGAGGGTTCAACATTCACTGGTTTTGATTGGGTTGTTAAAAAGAACGAGGATGTAAGTGATGCTGATATTAAATCAACTTTAAAAGGTAAGAAGAGTAAAAAGGAAAGACCATATACATTAAAGAGGATTACAACAATGGATTTGGAAGACCCATCAGACATTGATGGTGAAGATGAGGCTCCAGTTGATGGTGAGGATGTTGAACATCCAGAAGAAAGTGAAATTGAACGGTTAAAAGCTTTAATGAAGGAAGAAGAGGGTTTCTTCTTTGAAACTGATAATGTTGATAAAATTATTTTCAATGTTCTCGAAAAAACAGATGCTTATGCTGTTATCCAACTTATGAAGACTGAAGATTCAGATTATAAAGATGATGTCAATAAGCGGTTTAAATTAATGTTTAATGATGAAGCCATTGAAGAATCAGATGAGGGTGATAAATTTATTAATTTAACTAATGTTGATGATAATATTGCGGATAGGTTAGTAAATGTAACTGATTATAATGTTACTGAATGGGTTGATAAATCTGATGATGATGATGAAGATAATCAAGATGAAAAATTATCATCGAAAGAGTTATTTAATATTATAAATTCAGACCCTAGTCTTAAAAAGTTTTTTGTTGATAGGCCTAAACTATTGGGTTTTATTGAAGGCGCTGATTATACTGGATTGTCTAGAGTATATCAAATATTAAATGATAAGGGTTTTATATCTGATGACGATGAAGTCAATAATATTAGAACTGAATTTACCAATAATAGATTTGTTGAATTTAGATATTTAGAGGATATTACTTTAAATACAAGACCTGGTTCAAACGAATCTAAACTATTACTTAGACGTGGTTCAGATATTAAAGCTAAAATTCAAAAATCAAAAGGTAAAATAAATTTAAAATATTCGTATAAAATAGATAATAAAAAATCTATTACAGTTAAAATCTTATTAAAAAATGAACTTGGTGGTAATAAGTTTGGTATTGAGGTTTATACTGATAACCATATACCTAAAGAAACTACAATAAATGTCATTAAAAATAATATTTTTTAAATAAGTTATGGTAAGTAATAATTGGGATGATATAGCTAAAAGATTAGCCGAACAGGAAGCTTTACAAAATAAAGTAAATACTAGTGCGGCTGAATATCTTAAATTAATAAAAGAGATTGGTCTTTTAGAGCAAAATATAAAAAAATTAAAAGACCAACAAGCTGAATTAGACCAAAAAGCTCGTGAGTCTGCTGCGGAAGAAGCCGCAGCTCTACAGGCTTATAATGCGCTTCAAAATAGTAATAATACCCAAGCTATAGCCGCTGCAAAACAAAAACTTAAAGAAGCAAAAAAAGCTAGCAAAGTAGCCGAAGGTTTAGTTAAATACAATAAAAAGCAAACAAAAAAATTAGAGGAGCAATTAAAAATTCAACAACAAATCGCTAAAGAAGCTAATAAAGCTAATATTGCATATGTTGAAGCTGGTAAAATTTGGAGTAAGTTACCAGGTCTAGCTCAAAGTTTTTATGGTAAATTAAAGAATTTGGCAGCGGTTCAAATGTCAAAAGACATTAAAGCTGCTGAATTAAGTATGGGTATACTTAATGGTCAATCAAAGTTCTTTTCAAAGACAATTTCAACAGCTTCTGAATCAACAATACAGTTGGGTGTTGGTGTAAGTGATTTGGCTAAAGGACAAGCTGAATATTCAGCTGAGATAGGTAGGTCAGTAATGTTATCTGAGGCTGGATACCAAGCAATGGCTGAAATGGCTAAGGGTACAACTTTGGGTATGCAAGGTGCTGCTCAAATGGCTGCTGATATGGAGCGTTTTGGTTTGGGTGTTGAATCATCAAGAAATGCGGTTCAAGAGACTGTTGATATTGCACATAGTATGGGTGTTAATGCTGAAAAAGCGTTAAAGGGTCTTAGTAAGAATCTTAAGATTGCCAATACGTATCACTTTAAAGGTGGTGTTAAAGGTATGGCTGAGATGGCCGTATTCGCTGAAAAAATGAAAGTGGATATGGGTTCGATAGCTGGTATGGCTGGAAAAGTATTCAGACCAGAGGGTGCTGTTGAAATGGCGGCACAATTGCAGACCATGGGTGGGTCTTTTGCTAGATTGGGTAACCCATTTGAGTTGATGTTCAAAGCTAGAAATGATTTCGGTGCTTTCACAAAGGATGTGGCAAATGCAACGGCTGAATTGGCGCAATTCAATGAAAATTCTGGTGAGTTTGAAATTGGTGGTCTTCAATTGGACAGAATGCGAGAGATTGCAAAGATAACTGGTATTAGTGAGGAACAATTATCTGAAATGGCAAAAGCTGCCGCCAAATTCAATAAGATTGAATCATTGGTTCCAAGCACATTTGAAGAAGATGATAAACAATTAATATCATCGTTGGCACAAATGGGTGAAGATGGTCAATGGCGAGTACATATTGATAATCAAGATATGTTGCTTAATCAATTGGATACAAATGCGCTTAAAAGATATAAAGATGAAAAACAAGCCTTAGATGCTAGAGCCAAACAAGCACAGACGTTTGATGATGCTTTTAATAATTTGGTTAATCAATTTAAAACAGTGATGTTACCATTTGTTGAAGCATTAAATACTGCTTTGGTTCAACCAATCGCTAATTTACAAGAATTATTAAAAAATGAAAATGTATTAGCTAATCTTAAATCATTAGCTGAAAAAGTCGGTACATTAATAGGTTCTATCGGTAAGTTTATTATTGAAAACCCTGTAGCTAGTTTAGTGACGGCATTGGGTGGTACAGTTTTTTTTAATGCCGCTAAATGGTATGCTCAAGGTGTGCAATTGGGTATGGGCTTTAATAGTGTAGCTAAGGCTGGTGGTAAAAGTGGATTACAAGATTCTTTTTTAGATAAAACTCTATTAGGTAAGGGTACCAAAGGTAAAATGGTTAGAAATTTATTACCAAAAATTGGTAAAACTGGTACTAAGTTAGCTGTTGGTGGTGCAAAATTGGCAAGTGGTGCGGCAGGTTTAGGTGCTGGCTTTTTGGGTGACTTTTTAGGCGGTAAAGGTAGTGAAGCTATGGGTTTAGAAGACACCGCAATTGGTGATGCGGGTTCATTGGCTGGCGGACTTATTGGTGGTGCAATTGGTCAAACACTGATACCAATACCAGGTGTTGGGTTTGCAATAGGCTCATTGGCTGGTTCAGCATTAGGTAAGATGGGTGGTGACGCGATATCAACAAATTTTGTAGATGACGCAATCATAAAATTCAATCCACAGGATAAGATTGTATCAATGGATGATGGTCTTGTGGCATCAACAAATAAGGGTAAAATTGATGAATTAGTTCAAGGTAAAGGTGTTAAAAAACAAAAAATTGAGTTCGGAAAGCTTGAAATTGGTGGTAAGATATCGATAGATATGCCTGGTGGAAATGTTGCCAATATTGATTTAACACGAGAGCCAGAATTTGTAAGAAAACTGTCAACTATGATACAAGAACAGCTTAGAACTAACCTTGCAGGTGGTAAATTATCACCAAATCCGATACCGAGATACTAATAATTTGATTTTTTTCACTAAGAGACTTGACTTTTGGTAAAAAATATTGTTAATTTGCATTAACCTAACGGGGGGAATAAAAGGGGGGCCAATATAACTAAATATATATAATTAATAATATATAATATAAATAATAATATAATATATATTATATACTTTTATAGTATAGTGACTTATTTTGAGTATAGTAGTTTTCAATTTTCAATGATTAAACTATTTATGGTAAAGGATAAGTTAAATGGATATAAGTAGTTTATCACCAAGTATTAGAGAAAGTTTACTTGCAAGGAATATTATTTCAGATACTGTTGAAGAAAATGGTCTTTCTGGTTTATTATTTGATATTGGTCAGTTAGCAAGTACTACCAATGGTACACAGAATGTTAGACCTTCTGACAATATAGAAGAACTTGGTGATTTATATAAGGATTTATTGATAATCAATAATAAATTTCAAGGTGAACTAACAGATTACCAAAGAGTATCCATAGTAACAACACCAATTAATTATTCAGACGGACAACCGTATAATACAAGTCCAGAACCAGCAAATAGTCCAATAGTTCAAAACAGTGAATTTTATAAAGAGTTCAATGCTTTAAAGAACAAATATCAAGGTTTATTAGAGAATAATACAACAATATCTTTAGTTACATATCAACCAACTGAAGAGACCTTTATCAATTATGATTATAGTTTAGCTGATTTAGGTACAAGTGATGATTCAAAATCATATAGGAAAAATATTACTACTAAGAACAAATATTTAGATTTTGAATCTCAAATATTAGCTGATATTATAACTACACCAGTTGTTACTGATAAGAATTTACCAAATTATGCTGAAAGAATGGCTGGTATTGTTGGCGGAGGACCCTCTAACAACGCTTCTACGGTCATAGATAATCTTTTAGGTGGTATTGTTCCAAATTATTCAGTTAGTGGCACAGACCCGTTATTTGACGTTACAAGCCTTTTAAGTGGTGGTAGAAGCACTGATACACCAGAAACACCGTTAGGTATTATTGCTGCTGATAGATTAGGTTTTGCAATAAGACAGAATGCTGCATTCAATTTAGTTGAAGAAACATTAGGTAATATCAATACCAATCCAATAAGTATACTTCAAGGTGATAGTTTTCTAATACCAAATTATAGTATAACCGTTGCAAAGGGTACTGCTGGAGGATTTTTGGATTATGCGGAACGCATATTAGGATTTCAAACACCAGTAAGTCTATTATCAACAACGTCATCTATATTTTCATCAGAGAACCCTATTGGTAATATTGAAAGGGCTAACAGTATGATTGAGAATACTGGTAGAGGTCAGATTGAAGCTTTATTTTTCAATTTACGTCAAAATTTATTAAGTTCTAACGATAGAAAAAGCGGATATGCACCAGGTTTCAGAGACCCAAGAAGTCCAAATCAAGGTTTAAATGCTAATATATATGCTTTTCAAACCACTGATGGTCAAGTGATTGATATTGAATTTGGTTCAGAGAATAATCCGATATCAAGAAGTAACTATCAATTGGAAGGGATGGTTAGGGATTCTGGTTTTCAATCATTAGCTGATAAGACAATAACAGTCGATGACGGTGATGGTGGTAGTGAAACGATACCATTTACATGGGGGTTGGATAGTAGAAATTTTGATAAGAAATCAATGTTGGGTAAAACTCAACAATTATTTAATGCTGGTGCTGGTATTGATTCTATTCAAAATGAAAAGATGAAAACTATGGTCAATGACCGTTTTAGGATTCAAGATAAGACAGAGGTTAATTCAGCTGTTGTTAATAATAACGGGTTTAGCTATGCTTCTAGGGGTAGTAATAAGGTTAAATTCAATGGTCAAACTCAGGAAAGTGACCCAGAAACAATGTTTTTCAGAACGTTTAATTCATCAAGAAGATATGATAGGGTTAATAGATTACAGAAACATAGTGGTGTTTTAGGTAATGCTGGTACCAATCAAAGACGTAACACTGAAAAATCGGTATTAGATGATAATGGTTTTGTTAAAATAACACCATATAGTGACCAACCATCAGATTTTAGTAGACAAGGTGACCTTTCAATACTTCCAGCTGTTGAAACTAAAAAATATATGTTTTCAATTGAGAATTTGGCATGGGCTGGTTATGAACAAAATTTAATTCCAGAAGAAATTGGTAATGGTGACCCAACGACAGGTAAACGAGGTAGAATAATGTGGTTTCCACCTTATGATATGGCGTTTACTGATAACACATCAGTTAATTGGGAAAAAACAGATTTTATTGGTAGAGGTGAACCAATTTATACATACAATAATACAACTAGAACTGGTACATTACAGTTCAAAATGATTATTGACCATCCAGCGTATTTGAATAGTTTAAAAGGTGAAAGTGATGAGTTGATAAGTTCATTCTTTGCTGGTGGTTTTGAAGTTGATGATAGAGTTAGAAGCCGACTATCAGCAAATGAATTGCAAGCTCTTGAAATAGCTAACAACCAAGCAATTGATAAAGTCAACAATACACCTCAACCAGAGCCACCTGAATTCACAATATATTTCCCATATAATGATAGTTTATTAAGTGATGTTTTAGATAATGGTTTTGAAGATGGTTTAAGTGGCAGTACTGACATAAATTATCAACAAAACCCAAATGGTTATGGTGCTGGTTTAGGTAGTTATGGTGACGAAGATGGAATTACTAGAACTGATTTTACAAATTATGGTCTAAACGAAGGTAAATCATCAATTCAATTTTTTGAAAGTTTAGCTGAAGGTATGACAAATTGCCAAGCCTGTAGAGTAATAATAACAACATATGGCGTTACTGGTGAATCTGATTTAGCTAGAAGGGGTCGTGGTGTTGAAATACAGAATTGGTTTGAAAATGAAATAATACAGTTTCAAGATGTTGATAGCAATGGGGCATCATTAGTTAATAAACGTTATAAATTAGTTGATGGAGGTACAATTAATGTACCATTAGTTGATTTTAATGGAGTTCCTTTGAGAACTGATAACAAAATCTTCAAAGAAAATATAAAGGTAACAGTCCAATTCAAATTTGATTCTGTATTAGCCGAATTAATAAATCCAAACAAAAAACAACCTCAAAGAGAAACGATTGAATTTAATCTTAATCAAAAAGTTAAAAGTAGATGGTATAATGAGTCGTTGTATTTTAAAAAATTAGCTCAGGAAAATAAATTTGTCTATAACTCAATAAGTGAGAAAATATCATTTTTTCACCCATCATTTCATTCAATAACACCAGAAGGTTTTAATAGTCGATTAACCTTCTTACAGCAATGTACCAGACAAGGACCAACAGGGTTTTTTAAGGATGAAGCTGGTAACACGATAACCAATTTAAATAATGTATCAAACGCTACTAGAAATTGTAGTCCTGACAATTTAGCTTTCGGTCGACCACCAATTTGTATACTAAGAATTGGTGATTTTTACCACACAAAGATTGTGATTGACTCAATGAACTTCAGTTTTGACCCATTAGTTTGGGATTTAAACCCAGAGGGTGTTGGTGTACAACCTATGATATGTACTGTAGACCTTAATTTCGCATTTATTGGTGGTTCTAGTTTGAGCGCACCTATAAATAGATTACAAAATGCGGTATCATATAACTTCTTTGCAAACACTGAAATGTACAGTCCACAATCTGACACGGTTGATGGTGAGTTTGGTAATGCTACAATTAATAGAGGTAAATACCCAACAACATTGGTTGACCCAATTGATGAAGACCCAGTTGATACTGAAGGTATTGATACAAATAACACAATTGTTCCAGATACAAATCAAGAACAAGAAGCAGATTCAGCAAATGATGCTAATCAACCACCAGTCGAGGTTTCGCCAGAACAATCTGATTTTGAACGATTAACAATCAGTAGAGCGTTCTGGGATGGCACCACTCTTAATTTTTCAATAACTAGAGTTGAGGGTACTGATAATACAGCATTGTCTAAAGATTATATAATATCTGTTAAGGTTGATGATAGCACCACAGTTAATGTATCGGCTGCGGTTCAAGATGTCCAATATCCTAACCAACAGCTTAACAGCGTTGATTTAGCTCAGACATATATTTTAGAAATCACCGCTATTACATATGGAACCAGTGATAACCAAAATTATGATGTTAACCAGTTTGAGTTTCCTGGTCTATTAAATAAACTAACGGTTACTTTAGATGGTATAGATACACCATTAACAGCTAACATAACAACTAATTAATTTTTAATAACCAATGCCTTATTTTGATAGATATGAAAAATTTAAAGTGAATGGTACTGTTAAGCCAGTGCCTGGTATAAAGATACCTATTGCGAATACAGATAAACAAGTTTTATACAAAGCTGGTGAAACAAGGCTTGACATATTGAGTCAAACCTATTATGGTAATGGTTATCATGGATTTCTAATTATGGCTGCGAATCCACAATATGGTGGTTTGGAGTTTGATATTAAAGATAGGGATATAATTAGGGTTCCATTTCCATTTGACAGTGCTGTTGAAAGATATATCAGTGCTGTTAATAGGTATAAAAACTTATATGGTTGATAGACATGGATAATACACCAAAAATACCTAGAGCTTTATATGTTGACCCAAATAATTTGGATGATAATATATTAACTAATACACCTATTAATCATGAAGATTTATCGATATATGTCAGTTTAACCACAACATCAAAATCTCGTTCTAGAATTGTTAATGATACCCTAACAAATAGTGGTAATAATATTGGTTTTATAAATTTCATACACGGAAGTAAAGTTGGCTCTGACGATTGCGATAGGTCACTTACGACTAGTTATACTGATATTAGTACAACTTTTGATAAACCATCAGGTGATGATTCTTTAGAAGGTTTTGGTATTACATCTATCGACATATCATTTGATACCGCATATACACCATTAGTTAAAATTAATTTTATTGACACTAGGGGTAATATGATAGCTAGAGGAAATAATTCAAAATACAGTATGTTTTTTGAATTACCATACCCATTATTTAATTTGACGGTTAAGGGTTATTATGGTAAAGCGGTCAGTTATTGTTTACATTTAACCAAATGGAATGCCAAATTTAATTCACAAACTGGAAATTTTGAAATTGAGGCTGAATTCATAGGTTACACTTATGCAATGTTAACCGATATGTTAATTGGTTATTTAAAGGCCATACCATATACAACCATTGGTAGTGAAGAATTTATAAATGTAAAATCAGATTATGATAAAAAGATAGTTGATGCTGATGCTTCAAAGCAAACCAACACTATAAATGATTTGTTAGAAAAACTTGCAAAATTAAAGGGTGCAATACCAGATATAAAACAAAATAGTGAAAGTTTCCAAAAATTAGCTTCGTTAAACAAAGTCAATCAAATCTTATCACAGATAAAATCACTTAATCGAGAATTTATTTTAAGTTTAGGTGATGATGCTAATAGAATCGGTAGTGGTATAAGCGGTAATGATTTTGTATATGTAAAAGAAAAAAAAGATGATGTATTAAACGACTATAAATCTAAACTAAACGAAAAAATTTCCGAAATAAACAAATATTTAAAATCTACTAAATTTGAACCAGAAAATATGTTACCAATTATTTCTGGACCACTTACATATCAAAAAATAAAAATTGGTGATTCAGCGAGTAATATTGAAACTTCAATTGATAATTTTATTAATGCGTCAAATAATGGTTATGATAAGACAATAGATACGGATAAAGATAGGGTAACAAATTTGATTAGAACTAATGACAGTAAATTATCAAAGTATACTGGTAATTTTTATGTTTATGACCTCAAAAAGAATGCAATAGAGATAAATGAAATTATCGATGCTAATGAGGTATACGATAAAGAATTACGGGAAGAATTTTCTAAAGAGATTAGACGATACGGTAAGCGAAATTTTGATATAGACCCTACGATTGGAACCATATTTAGAACATTAGTTGCTAGTTGTGATACTTTTTTAAGAACAATAGCTAGAGTGTCTGATAAAGCATCTAAATCTAACGATAGAATAAAACAACTGGAATCATTACTTAAAGCTGGTAGTTTAAATATTAAACAAAATTCGGACATTTATCCTTGGCCAGAATATAATAAAGATGGTAATGAAACATGGCTTGGTTCTGTAGTTGACGCCAACGAAGTTGATGAGTTAAAATTTGTTGAAGAATTATTAGAGGCTTTAATAAAGAGTAAACGGGATGATATTAATCTTTCGTCATTTTTAAACAACCCTCCACGCACTTGGTTTTGTTTAAATCCCTTAGATACACCAATAAGCATTTTTGGTTACAATAAAAACCCATATTTCAGATTAGGTAATAAAGCCAAACCTGACGAATATTTTAGGTTATTAATGTATCGAATGTTTATTTATTTAGGTATTGGTAACGCAGGTTATGATAATAATAACGTACCAAATCCAGACCTGTTAGAATTTATGGCAAAGTTTGAGGCTTGGAACATGTTTGATGGTATAGGGTATGATGATTCCGATTTTACTAAAAAATCAGCACTTGTCGATTTTTATAAAACAGCAGATTCTGTTATCAATTCATATACAAAGGGTGAATTTATGATTTCTGGTGATTTAAAACATCCAGCAGGTGGTACTATATATATGGATGAGGTTGCAGATGAATATAAATATACATATATTAACACTGAAGATACTGGTAGAGCCTACATACCGATAGATGGTGATTATGATGGTATTGCGTTCTATAATGGATTTAAGCTGATTAATAACCCAGCACTATCTGGTAATGTAACTTCCACGTATTTAGGTAACTATGTTAATGGCACTTCTGAAGATAATAAAGTTGATGATGGTGCAACTTATTTGCGTATAATTGATTATACTACCTATGCTAATAGCGATTATACATTACCAGTAGAAAAAGCCACAAAGACCTATGATGACTATAAATCAAGTAATCTATATGGTAAATATCCAGAGGAAAACTCGTTAAATGAATCTGGCGGTGCATCAACAGATAGACCAAGATTAGTAAAAAATACCAACCCGATTGAGAGGGACAAATTTGGCGTTACCAATTTTTCTAAAGTCAAAGCGACATATGATGAAGCTAAATCAATATCTAACAGTGAAGGTTATTCGTTAATGTCACCATTATTTTTTTCAAACACAGAAAGTAACTATGGTACAAAATTAGGTGTAAATCCAAAATACGTAGGTAGTGATAAATTAACTGTTACTGGTGGCGTTCCACAAAGGCCTGTTTTATATGAGTTTGAAAGTAACGGTAGTAATATACAAATCGTTAATAACCAAATAACTAATAATAATACCGAAAATAATGTAGTAACAGATATTAGTTTTGGTTTTTCAAAAACTGGAGCGAGTTCAAGTTATTTATGGGGTGTGAGCTTATTCGGTAGCCCTTTGTATTATGCACAATCAATATCTAAGTCCCCCGATTTAGCTAAATCATTTTTATTTTTAAACACATTACCATTAAAAGGTTTAATTGATGGTACCGAAAATAACTTTACTGAAAACACGCTGTCCAATAATTTTTCACTAGGTAATTATCGTAGTGTAATGGGAATGTTCACTAGTTCATCAGCATTTATTAATGCTCCAGCATTGTGGGTTTATTGGGTTGGTAGTATATTATGGCGATACGAAGAGTTTAAAAAAACTGGGGAAGACCTCATAATAACAAAAACTGTAGATACTAATGTTAATTTAGTGCCTGGTATAACAGTATATCCAAAACCAGATGAGTTATTTTTTAATTTATCAACAAAAGAAATTGATAATGAGGATAAACCAGCAATGTTTTTTAGTCCGACTGGTAAATATCGTAAGGTTGATGAAACATTATTAAAGTTACCAAAACAAGTAAAAGATGAGTTCATAGAAAGATTTAAAAGTTGGTCATACAATGATATTTCAATAGACTCTGGCTTTAAATATTTAAGAACACTTTTAGAGGTGTTTCCAGATGGATACATTACAAATAGTAATAACTTAGCTAACCTAACGACATGGCAAGGAAGTAGTGTTATAAACTATTCAGCTATGACAGCTAATGTTAGTATAGATAACCCATGGTATTCTAATGAACCGATAAATAGCAGTAATTATAAGTATATATTCCCTAATAAACCACCAGTTGGTGGGGATAGTAGATTCTATTCATTAACTTTTGATTTTAAACCAGAATTAAACAACCCGTTGATGAAGTTATTTAGTAAACAGTTGGTAATACTTAATGCATCACCGTATACTTTTTATCAAAGTCAAAGGGAGGATAACAAATTGACAGGCCCTTATAAACCAATCACGGTTAAAAAAACGACATTTAAAAAATTCTTAGAAGTATTTGTTGAAGAATTTAGAAGACTTTATGATGAGTACCGTGAACAAAAAATCGATGAGGACACAATTAAAAATGGTATTTTTAAAAGCACCTCAAATGATTTAATTAAATTACAAATTTATCGACATTTATCAGCAATAAATAATAAATGGATTGGTTCGGGGGAAATAGGTGGTCAAATGTTTTATCCCTGTTCAAATTATGGCTATACTGGTGAATATGATAACTTATTTGATTCCTTTATCTTTTTAGATAAAGGCTACAATGATATTAGCGATAAGTTTATACTCAATCCTGATGTTATTTCTGAATTATTAATTAAAAATTACAATCAAAGTTTTTTTGATATTATTAGTAATATTTTAGCTAATAATAATTTTAACTTCATTCCGTTACCCACTTTTGTTAATTTTAAAAATGAAGCAGGTCTTAAGTCTGTATTTAGACCAATTAGTTATTTGGACATGGTGACTAATGACGAGAATATAACATATGGACCATCATTCGTTTGTGTCTATATTGGTCAAAACTCAACAAATTTAGATTTAGGTGAAAATAGTGATTTTATTGATGATGGTGTTGATTTTAGTCCGTGTGGCAAACAAATAAAAAGTTCAGCTTTTAATACTGATTTAAGCAAAAGTGAAAGGGCAATACCAATATTTGAGGTAAATTATGCACAACAAAATCAAAACTTCTTCAAAGACTTAACCTTAGACCAAAAAGAATTTGTTGAAACTGAAGAATCATTGGTCATAATTGATAAGTTAAGTAATAGCGGGGATAAAAATAATCCAGCATTTAAGGGTCAAAATTTATATAATGTGTATCAAACTAGAAGTTATAGTGCTAAAGTTGAGGCTTTAGGTATGCCGATGATACAACCTATGATGTATTTTCAGTTGAACAATATACCAATGTTTAGGGGTGGGTATATTATAATTAATACCACGCATAATATCAAGCCGAACCATATGACTACTCAATTTACTGGTGTTAGAATTAAAGATATTGACACTGAACTAAATCAAGACCTTTACGAAATCAAGTCATTAATAGCTGGGTCAGAAGATTTAGCATCAATCAAATATGATTTAGATGAGCCAGCTGTGAATACAGATAGTACTACAGGTAATGAACCAGTTCCAGTTAAAAATGCCAATGAAGATACCGCTACTGGTAAAAATCAAGCTACAAATAGTACAAATACGAACATCTATCAATACAACTTCCAAAACTCAAATAGAGAATATGGTTTTAACAATTCATTATTTGATAGAGAATCAAATACAATTAAAAATGGTCAAAGATTAACCTATAATCAAATATTCGACATCGCGGCTAAGTTAACTAAAGTTGATATAAACGTTCTAAAAACCATATCAGTATTAGAAACCGTTGTTGGTGTTAATAAGGGTGGTATAGGTGACGGCATGAACCCACTTGGGTATGTTGGGTTAATGCAGTTTGGTGTTGATGCGGCAAATCAAGTGAATAAATCGGTTTCAGATTTATTATTCAATAAACTGGAGGATTTCAATCAATATACATTTTTTGCTAATGTTGACCAACAAAGAAAATCTTTAAAAATACCTATCCGTGATAAATATAATGCAAACCCAGCTGATAATAATCGAATAACAAATTCATTATTTGATGATTTAATTTCTATCATTGCAGCTTCACAATTAGCAATATTTAATCTTGATACTAACCCAACATCACTACAAAATACTAGGGACGCATATTTGAGTCATCAACAAGGTAAGAGTGGTTATAATACAATTGTAAAAAATAATTTGTCCGAATTGAGTGATGGTAGTGATTTATCGGGTAGAATGAATAATAACAAACCGTTATATGATAAAATAGACAATCTTAAAATATATCTTGATTGGTATAACGGTTGGTGTGGTAGAATTGATGCTGCTTATTATGAAATAACAAAAGAATATAAACCATCGCTAGATGTACCGAAAACACCCAATGCTGATAAGTTAAGAGAAACCTTAAATAAATTAGATTACACTGAAAATGGTAGAGCGATAGATAACTCTGGTAATGACATAAGTACTGATATTGAGAGATACGCATCAGCCGTATTTAATAAAATTAAACAACTATACCCAACATATTATGTTCAGGTTACCGCTGGTAACGACCAATCACATAAAGATAGCGCCAAAAGTAGACATGCAAAGGGTAACGCAATAGATTTTGTAATAGGTAATGGACAAAAAATACCAACACCGAGTAATTATATAAGTATTCGTAACGACAATAAATCAAAACCATTAAACCAACAAACAGCTGTAACATACTCCCCACAGAATGAGATAATAATAAACAATGTTAAAAAGATACTTCAAGGGTTTGTGGTTGGTCAAAACCCACAATTTAAATTTTTGGATGAATATAGATACCCATCACCAACAGCAACAGCTTCCCATTTCCATATTTCTTATGATAAAAATGGTGGTAACGAAGGTGATGCCTTTACATCAGAAGCTGTAGCAGCTTTAAATGCTGGTCAGATAACCGAATATACTGCTTGATAAGTTTAATATTATTTAGTATCTTTGCAAGATGACAATTGGTTATATTATATCAGATGAACGAATAAAGCCCGAAAATAATTTCGAGGTGATATCCTATGCTGACTATAATGAATTAATACATTCACCAGCTATTTTTATTGGATTTAAAGACGTTAAAACAATGTTTGGTGAGTCTATTGATATCTTAGATAGAAAGCTTGATAACAATAAATATTGGACTTTCACAATAGATGAACACCGAAGTTATCATGACTTAGATTTATATGAATTTAAGAAGTATTGCTATAACTTAATCATTAAAGATACTGATTATTATTTTATTGACCCATTACTGATGTCAGAAGATAAACATCAGAGAATGTTTGATAAAATAGAAAAAACCGATGATAAAATAATCACTTATCACAATAAGGATATGCTTTATATCTATACCATGGGTGTTATCTTAGGTATTAATATAATGTTCTATGAATTTATTGGTGATGACAGAGAAAAAATAATATCTAAAATAAAAAAAGTATCGGATGTCTTTCTGCAAGGTAACGAGATAATTATAGAATATAAAGATTTTATGGATATGTATGAAAATGATTATAAATACATTCCATATTTATATTCTATACGTAAAAATGAATGACAAACAAGTAATCATAGCCACATTTGTTGAAAAAAACAAGATAGAATGGTTTTATGGTTTTATGGAGGGCAGGTTCAACATCAAACAAAAACATATATTCACATATGTTAATAACGATAATCCAGAGCATTATGTTATGACATTCAGATATTCAGTTCCGCAAGATGATAAACTTAATCTAAGCAAAGATTTCACAAATTCACTTATTGTACATAAAAAGGGTGATTGTCTTTACACAATAAACGGTCTGAATAGATTGATAGAAACCCTTAATCCAAACGCGATTGGTAATATTGATTATACATCAGTTAAAATAGATTGGTCGGAATATCAGAATAAATTAATAACCTCTTTTGAAAATGAACTCATTATTAATGATATAAAAAGAATTTTTTAGTCATTTTGAGATATTTACTTATATAACATTATTTAAAATTAATTAGTTATGGAAAATAAAAGAGAAAAACTTTTCACTGAATTGGATGAGTTCTTAGCTCAGAATGAAAACAAAGATAATAAAACCATCGAATGTAAAGATGACGTTTGCATAATCAAAAACGACAAAAGTCTTATTGAAGTTGTCAATAAAAAAGTAATAACACAGGACGGAAGACAATTACTTACTTAATATGAAGATAGAGAATAAAAATAAGCTTATCACTGAAGAAGCTAAACGATTTATGCAAATATCAGAATACTCTTTCATTGGTGTTAATGAAGCTGAGGATGATGAGTTAGATAAAGAACTTGCTGATTTAGAAAAGGAATTACCACCAGCAGATGATGCTGAAAACTCAGAAACACCAGAAGAACCTGTTGATGATATGGGTGGTGAAGAATCATTTGGTGAAGAAGAACCTGTTGATGATATGGGTGGTGATGAGGTTGAACTTGATGTGACAGATTTAGTAAATACATCAAATGACCTTAAAGCTTCTTCAGAAGAGAATAGCGCTAAAATGGCCGAGCTTCTGGATAACTTCAATAAATTGGCTGCACAAGTTAACTCTATGAGTCAAATGACAAAAAAGATTGATTCTTTGGATAATGAGTTAACAAAAATGAGTGCTGAGATTGCCAAACGTAATCCAACACCAACGGAAAAGATTGAAATGCGTTCATTGGATTCATTCCCATATAACATTAAGCTTAGTGATTTTTGGTCTGACCATTCAGATAAGGTGACAACGGTTCAAAGTTCACAAAGTAATATGGGTGAAACAAAACCAAAGGAATATGTTTTAACCAAAGCTGACGTTAATGACTTTTCAAATACCGATATAAAGGATAGTTTCGGTGATTTTGAAGAGGAAGACATCTAAAAAAAAATTTTTTTAACATAACTGTTGACACCGCTGCAATTTTGTGGTACATTTGCAATGTGTGTTATACGAACATATATAACATAACAATAATAATTATTAACATTTAAATTTTAAAAACATGAGTAATCCATTAGACGCAATTTTAAACCAGTATAGTAAATCTGGTAGTAATTCAAATTTCGAGGCTAAGACATATGACTTAGCAAATTATTTCAGCACCTACCTTCCAGACGGTGTTAAAGAAGGTACTAAAACAATTAGAATCCTTCCAGCTGCTGAAGGTCAAGCAACCCCATTCGTAGAAATGCATGCCCATAAGTATAAACTTGATGGTGATTGGAAAACATTTCCTTGTTTGGACAAAGAAGAGGGTAAAGATTGTCCATTTTGTGAGACAAGAAATGCTTTAAGAGCCGAAGGTACCGAAGAAAGCAAAGAACTTGCTAAAAAATTCAACGTTCGTAAATTCTATATTGTAAAAGTTATTGATAGAGATAAAGAGAACGAGGGTGTTAAATTCTGGCGATTCGCAGATAACTGGCAAAAAACTGGTACCTTCGATAAGATTGTTGGTATCTATAAGGCTGTTAAGCATGATATTGCTGACCCAGAAACAGGTAGAGACCTTCAGATTAATTTAGCTAGAAACGCTAACGGCTCACCAGTTGTTCAATCAATTATTCAATTGGATAAAACCCCACTATCTGAAGATAAAGCTAAAGTTACTGAGTGGTTGGGTGATACTAGAACTTGGAGAGACGGTATTTATGCTGTTAAATCATACGACTACTTGGAAGTGGTTGTTAGAGGTGGTGTTCCAGCTTGGGATAAAGTTAAAGAATGTTGGGTTGATAAGGAATCACTATCCGAAAATAATGATTCAGAATCAACAACTGATGATTTGGAAAGTGAATTATCAATCGGTTCATCAAATAGTAAATTGACTAGTGATGAAGCAATGCAACCTACAGCTGTAGCAGCTGGTACTGATGATGACGAAGACGATTTACCGTTCTAATCATTTAATTTGAATGAAAAATAAGTGGCGTAAAAACCACTTATTTTTTTATTCAAAAAAAAATAACATTTTAATTAAAAAGTATATTATGGCTAAAAAAGCACCTAAAAAAAGTTCTGAAACAAACACAGCTAACAAAAAATTCGATTTAGATTCATTTAAGAAAAATAATGGTTACGATGTAACGGTAAAAGAAAAAGAAATATCTTGGATACCAATGTCAGAAGCCTATCATGACGCATTAAAAATGCCAGGTTTAGCCAGAGGTTATGTAACGGCATTTAGAGGTTATAGTAATACTGGTAAATCAACAGCAATTTATGAGGCTGTTGCTGGCGCACAAAAAATTGGTGACTTACCAGTGATTATTGAAACTGAAGGTAACTGGAATTGGGAGCATGCCAAAAATATTGGTGTAAAATTCACCGAAATCGTTGACGAGTCAACAGGTGAAATCTATGATTATGATGGTGATTTCATCTTTATCAGTGGTGATGATTTAGTCAAAAGATATCAAAACTATGATTATTCATCTGGTAAAGAGGGTACAAAACCGTTAAGATTTGAGCCAGTAATTGAAGATGTTGCTAAACTAATCAATGATTTATTGGATGCACAGGAAAATGGTGACCTACCAAGAAATCTTTGTTTCCTTTGGGATTCTGTAGGTTCAATAAACGGTTATCGTTCAGCAACATCAAAGAACAATAATAATCAATGGAACGCTGGCGCTATGGAATCAGCTTTCAAAACTTTGGTAAATTATAGAATACCAGCTTCTAAAAAAGAAGGTAAAGAATTTACCAATACGCTTGCTGTTGTTCAAAAAATATGGTTGGATAATGAAAATAAAGTAGTCAAACACAAGGGTGGCGAGGCTTTATTCTATTCAGCTAGAGTTATCGTACATTTTGGCGGTATACTAACGCATTCAACAAGCAAACTTAAAGCCACATCTGGTGGTGAAACATACCAATTTGGTATTGAAACAAAGGTTAGGTGCGAGAAAAACCAAGTCAATGGTATCGAAGAACAAGGTAAGTTAGCTTCAACGCCACACGGATATTGGAACCCAGATAAAATCAACGATTATAAATCTAAACATAGAGACTTCATTTTAAGTCGATTGAATGTACCTTATAATGATTTTGAAATCGTTAAAGAAGAACAAGGTTTAACTGAAGAAGATTTGGCGCAAACCTTAAACTGAAATTAATAGAATGTTTAACCATTTTAACTAATGTAAATGCCTAAATTACCTCCAAAAAAAGGTAAACGTATTGATAGGATTAACACGCTTTTGATAGATGGTAATGCGCTATTCAAAAGAGGTTACCATGGTAGCCATGACGCTTATAACAAAGAGGGTCAACATATTGGTGGATTATATCAATTCATAACTATTCTTAAAAAATTGCTGTCCGAAGATGTATACCATAGAGTATACGTCTTCTGGGACGGTGAGTTCAGTGGTAAACTGAGGTATGCAATATATCCAGACTATAAATCTGATAGGGGTAAAAACTATGAGACTGGCACCAAACCAGACGATATGGATGAAAAACTCCAACAGTACATGGTTAAAGAATATCTATACCACTTATCCATTCGTCAAATTGAAGATGACGTTGTAGAAGCTGATGATTATATAGCTTTTTATTGCATTAATCGTGCTGATAATGAAGATATTACAATTTGTACTAGCGATAGAGACATCTGTCAACTTGTAAATGACCAAATTAAAATATATCTTTGTGATAAGAAAGTATATCTAACTAAGGAAAATTATAGTGAATATTTCAACCACCACTATACAAATATTGCGTTAATTAAAACTATCGCTGGTGATAATTCAGATAGCATTAAAGGTATTAAAGGTGTTAAAGAAAACACGTTACTAAAGCATTTTCCACAGATAACTGAAAGGTCTGTTAAACTTGATGAGATACTAAATGAAGCTAAACAGATACAAGAGAATAGGGTTTTAGATAAGAAGAAACCACTTAAAGCTTTGGATAATCTGATAAATTCAGTTACTGATGGTATTCAAGGTGAAAAGATATATGAAATAAACGATGAATTGGTTAATTTGAGTAAACCAAAAATGACCGAGAAATCAATAAAACATTTTTATGATGTTATTGACACACCTTTAAGTGATGACAGAAGCATTATGAATGTATATAAAATGGTTAAACGGGATAGTTTAGATGATGTAATAAAGGAATATTATATGTCAGACTATTTCTTACCGTTCAAAAAATTAAATGATAGAGAATATAAAAATTAAAAAAAATGGAACAAAAACAAACTCACAATTACGAAAGAAAACCACATCAAAATTTCGAATTTCTGTTAACAATTAATGGTAATATTTTATGTAAAAGATATTTCTCAGTTAGAGATGTTGATTTTGAAAAACTAAAAGACATTAAACCAATGATGGATGAACTTTCAGGTATGAACAATGACCGATTCGGTAGCATGGGTATTATCCCGACATTTCTGAAAGATAAAAGTGTTGATTTTTTGTGGAGAACATATAATCCACATTATAAACAAACTGAAGATATGATTGACAGACGTGACGTGTTTGAAAATGAAGATATTATCGGTTTTAAAGTAACATTTTTTGATTTTAGAAGAAATGAAGAGCGTTTAGTTGGTGAAACACAGTTCAGTGGTAACTTTTTCCCACCAAAAGTTCGCTATGAAATTAACATTAAGGACATTATACCAGACATCATTAGAACTATCAGGGAACATACGAGTAACGTTTAAAAAAACCTGAAAATTAAGTCAATTATACCATATATATATGGTATTTATAATAACAATATTTAATGTTCTAATATGAGTAAAATTGAAAAAACTAATTTTAATTATCTAGGTGTTGATTATCAATATAGTTTGATAAACCAAATCATTGTTGATACTAAATTTGGTGAGGGTATCATAGACGCTATTGACCCAAATTATTTTGAAACAGTGGACCTTAAAAATATTGTTGCTGAGATTAGGAATATTAAAGATTCTTACGGTTCAATACCAGACTATCCGACCTTAGAGTTGAAATTAAAGCAAAGTAACGATAGTATTGTACTTAACTTTGTTTTAGCTAGTTTAGATAAAGTTAGGGGTTTAACAGTAAAAACACCTAAATTAATACAGGAAGAGGCTATTAAATTCTGTAAACAACAAGAGTTAAGTAAAGCTGTCAAAAAAATACAAAAATTAATTGATGGTGGTAAATCTAGTGATTTTGATACCGCCAATGAAATTATAAAAAAAGCGTTGGATGTTGGATATACTAAAGAGGACGATACGACCTTATTTGATGGTATGGAAGAGGTTTTAGCGGATGATTATCGAAATCCAATCTCAACTGGTATACCAAAATTGGATGAAATTATGAATGGTGGTCTGTCAAAGACGGAATTAGCGGTTGTTGTTGCGCCATTCGGGATTGGCAAAACTACCTTAGCTACTAAACTGGCAAATAGCGCATTTAATAACGGTTACAATGTACTTCAAATCTTCTTTGAAGACCAACCTAAAGTAATTAAAAGAAAACACTATTCGTGTTGGACCAAGATTGAATTAAATAATTTAGGGTTATTTAGGGATGAGGTTATCACCAAAGTAAAGGAAATGGAGCAAAACTCTAAAGGTAACCTTAAACTGAAAAGATTTGCTAGTGATGGAACAACGATTAAAACAATTAGAAAATATATTGATAAGAAAATTTCAGAAGGTTTCAGACCAGATTTAATTATATTGGATTATATTGATTGTATTCAACCATCTAAGAAATTCGATGATTATTATGCTGGTGAAGGTAATGTTATGCGTGAATTTGAAACAATGATATTAGACCTTAATATGGCTGGATGGACATTTGTTCAAGGTAATCGAAGTTCAATAAAGGCTGATGTTGTTGAGGCTGACCAAATTGGTGGTTCAATTAAAAAAGGTCAAATTGGTCACTTTATTATGAGTATAGCTAAAAGTTTAACACAAAAAGAAAGTGGCCATGCTAATATTGCGATACTTAAATCTAGATTTGGTAGAGACGGTTTGGTGTTCCAAGATTGCATTTTTGATAACTCTAAAATTCAGATTGAAATCGGTGAAGAGCAAAACGCTGTAACATCCTTTGAAGCTAAGACTGGTATAAATGGTGGTAACCAAGCTATTATTAGTAATGCTTTAGATAGAATTAAAGCCGCAAAACAACTTGAAAGCGGTCAAATAATTGATTAATAAAAAAAAAATATAATGTATTTAAGAAATAAAGACGTAGGTAAGAGATATTCGATATTCCCAATAACCCATAATGACATTTGGGAAAGATATAAGAATGCTGAATCACAAACGTGGGTAGCTGAAGAGATAGACCTAAGTAAAGATAGGTTTGATGAACTTAAAGATAATGAAAAAACTTATCTTAAGAATATATTGGCGTTTTTTGCCATATCTGATGGTTTAGTCATTGACAATCTTGCAACTAATTTTCTAAATGAAGTAGAGATATTGGAAGCCCAATATTTTTACGGTCATCAAACTTTCATTGAACAAGTACATGCCAATGGATATTCATTATTAATAGATACATATATTAAGGACTTAATTGAACGAGACGCATTATTTAATTCAATGGAAACAAATCCAGCAGTTAATAAAAAAGCTGCTTGGGCTGAAAATTGGATTGAACACCCGTCATTTGCCCATAGATTGGTGGCGTTTGCGTGTGTAGAGGGTATTTCATTTGCCAGCGTATTTTCTGGTGTATTTTGGTTCAGAAGTCGTAATAAAATGCCAGGTCTTGGAAGTATGAATGAACTAATACTTAGAGACGAAACAACACATTATGAGTTCGCTCTTAATCTTTATAAGGAATATCTAAAAGATAATTATAAACTATCAAAATCAGAACTTAGAAATATAATACTTGGTTGTTATGAGGTTGAGAAGATTTTTGTTGAAGAAAGTATGCCAGACGGACTTCAAGGACTAACAAAATCAGATATGGTTAAATATGTTCAGTATGTAACAGATATTGTTTTAAGTGATTTTGGTTGTGAACGAGAATTTAATGTTAATAATCCATTGGAGTATATGGCCAGAATAGGTCTTTCAGCTAAAAATAATTTCTTTGAAAAGAGAGATGGTGAATATACACGAGTAGAGATACCCTCATCCATGGATGGTGTTTTTGATGAAGATTTTTAAAAAAAGATAAGAATGAAAATTGTAAAAAGAGACGGTACGAAACAAAATTTTGCACCAAACAAAATATTGACTAGAATTAAAACCCAATCTAAAGGGTTAAACGTTAATCCTGATTTATTATTTCAGGAGGTAATACCATTAATTTCTGATAATATAACAACCACTGAGGTTGATGAAATTATAGCGTTCAAAGCTGCTGATAAAATCATCCAACACCCAGACTATTCATTATTAGGTGGTAGAATATTGTTAAGTAGACAATCAAAACTAATAGGTAAAGAATTACAAGAGGTTGACCTAACTTATGACTTTTTTGGTGCTACAACATTCTTAACCAAATATTCAATGAAGAGTGACGATAATTCACCAATTGAATTACCATCTTGTATGTATAATAGGGTAGCTTCATTTTTATCCGAAACACCAATTGAAAAGAGAAAATTATTAGACGAATTAAATTCAAAAAGGGTTAACTTTGCAACACCAACATATACCAATGCTGGTATAGAAAAACGTGGTGGTATGATTAGCTGCAACTTGACTCATTTAGAATCTGACACTATTGAAGGAATCGAAGAAACATTAACAAAGATTTCTTATGCCTCAAAAGAAGGTTCTGGTATTGGTTTACTTATTGACCCAATCAGAAGCAAAGATAGTTATGTAAGTTCTTTTAATGGTAAAGCTGGTGGTGTGGTAAGGTTAGCTGATATGGTTCAATCTAAGATGCGATTCTATAAGCAAGGTTCACGCTCTGGAAGTTGTGCTTTGTATCTATCAGTATGGCATAGAGATATCATTGATTTTCTTGAATTAACACTTCCTGTTGGTGATGAGCAATTAAGAACTAGAGATTTGTTTACGGCTGTTGTAATAAATGACCTATTCATGGAGAAATTACAATCAGGGGAAGATTGGTATATATTCTGTCCAAACGACATTAAAAAAGCTGGTTTAAGACCACTATATGACTTATATGGTGACGAATTTGTTATGGAGTATAATAAAGCTGTTGAATTGGGTATAGGTAAAGCAATTAACCCTAAAAAGATATTTGATGCGATAATTAAATCACAAGTGGAAAGTGGTAAGCCATATGTTATGTTCAAAGATAACGCCAATAAAAGAAACATGCAAGACAATATTGGTGTTATTAAACAAAGTAATCTTTGCATAGAAATTTTTCAAGCAAGCAAACCAAATTACACACCGCAATGCACATTAGCATCATTAAATTTAGCTGAACATTCAGATTTGAAATCAATAGCTAAAAGTACCAGAGTACTGGTTAGAGCTTTAAATCGTGTTATTGATAAGAATAAGTGGTCTGATGAATGGAGTAAGAACGCTGGTGTTAACCAAAGAGCATTAGCAATCGGTGTTGCTGGTATGGCTGATTTCTTTGCAAAGAAAAAAATATCTTATGAATCAGAAGAAGCCAAACAATGGAATAATGACATTTTTGAAACAATGTATAAAGCTGCGGTACTTGAATCTTCTAAAATTGCTGAAGAAACTGGTGAGAATTATCCAGCATGGGAAGGTAGTAGATACTCAAGAGGTGAAACATATATTGATGGTTGGTCACCAAATGAAAAGGGTGAACCAATACCAATGTACAATAGCCTTTTATTGGGACTAATGCCGACTGCAAGTTGTTTTGTTTCTACAGGTAAAATCAAGACTGATAAGGGTGTTTTATCATATCAAGATATCTTAAAAATGAACGGTATTGATTACGAAACTATTGAAACACTAAATGAACAACAAGTATTTAAATTAAAAGTACCATTAAAGGTCGATAGTAGATATGGATATAGGGATATACATAATATTATCTATAACGGTAAAGTAGAAACATTAGCAATAGAAATGGAAGATGGTGAAATATTTGAATGCACACATAATCATAAATTTCTTGTTAATCGTGATGGTAAAGAGGTTTGGTTGAGAGCCGATGAGTTAAATGAAAATGATGATATTATAGAAAAATAGTAGTGGGCATAACACTTTTTAACAGTTAAATATATTTATATAATAATAATAATAACGATAATAACTGTTAAAACGTATTATATATGAATTTTAATTACAAACGAAATATTACTAAATACCTAAAAGAGAATGATAAAATAAACTTAAATGGTGAAGAATTATGTATTATTAGAAAAACTTTAGGTTTAAATAAAGAGATTGACAATAATATGTTATTTTTTTATCGAATACTTCTTATGAAGTATAACGGTTTAACCTTAACTAAAATAACAAATGATTTAAATGAAATTGATGATTTTAATATGGCCAGATATTTTAAATTTATCGAATTTAAAAATAATAACCAATTTGTTGTTAATGAAGAATTTTATAAATTAAAATATGGTAATGATTTAGGTGTAAAACTATTTAAAGAAAAAGATTTAAAAAGACTTATTAATTCACCATATAAAATAGACTATTGGGTTAAAAAAGGTTATACACACGATGAATCTATTTTAAAGGTTAAAGAATATAAAACCAAAAAATCAACTTCATTAAAAGGTTTTATAAAGAGACATGGTAAAAAATTAGGAAGTGAAAAATTCAAAGAATTTCAAGAAACATCAAAACACACATATGATAAGTTTATCGATAAATATGGGGAAGAAATTGGTGAAAAAAAATGGTTGAGTTATACACAATCTAAAGATTCGACTAGTTATAAATGGGCATTAAAAAAATGTAATGGTAATGTTTCCGAAGCCAATAAACTTTTAAAAGAAAGGAAAAAAAGTATTAAAACTACTTTTGAAAAAATTCTTAAAAAGTTTGATGGTGATGTTGAAAAAGCTACTATAGAATATGAAAAAATAATTAATAGTAAAACTGTTAAAATAGGTAGGGCTAGTAAAGAATCGTTAAAGATTTTAAAACCTTTTTATGAAAAACTTATTAATTGTGGTTATAAAATTGGTGATATTAAAATGGGTGTTGAAAATAACTATGAGTTAGTTATTTATGATGTTGATACTAAAAGACCATATTTATATGATTTTGCGATTAAAAGTAAAAAAATAATAATAGAATATAATGGAGAAGCATGGCACCCTAACTATATGAAGTTTTCAACTGACTGGTTAATGGAAAACTGGTGTCATAAAAGAAGTAAAAAAGATGCAATTCACTTTATAAATAAAGATAAAAATAAAATAAAAATTGCTGAAGAACATGGGTATAAAATTTTAACTTTGTGGTCGTCAGATAAATTAGAAATAAATAAAGAAAGAGTAAATAATTTTTTAAAAGAAAATAAAATATATGAAGATTAAAAGTATTAAAGAAAATGGTGTTAAACCAACATGGGACATTGAAGTACCAGAAATTCATGAATACATAACAGGTAACGGTTGTGTGAGTCATAATTCTGCGATTTTATTAGGTAGTTTTGAATCATTTGAACCAGTTACAGCTAATCTATTTACCAGAAGAGTTGGTCAAGGTGAATTCTTAGTGGTTAATAAGTATCTTGTAAATGAATTGATTGAATTGGGTTTATGGGATTCTGATATGATTGATAAGGTGATTTCTAATAAGGGTAGTATACAAACCATAATGGAAATTCCAGAAGATGTTAGATATCGATATAAGGATGTTTGGGAGATACCACAAAAAGTATTATTAGACCTATCAATAATTAGAAATAAATATGTTGACCAATCACAATCATTAAATGTATATCACTCAGATGCTAAGTATTCAAAGATTGCCAGTGCTTTAATGTATGCTTGGAAAGGTGGACTTAAAACTGGAGTTTATTACACAAGAAGTAAGTCAAAATTAGATACAAATACAAAGTTAGCAACGTCAAAAATAAACGAAACACCAGAAAAACCAAAAGATAGTCCATTTGAATGTTTTGGTTGTAGTGCATAACGGTGAGTATAAGCCATCGTTTTAATGTGGCTTATACAGTGTTGTACACAGTACGGGTTTAATGAATTAAAAATAAAATTATGATAACGGAATTAGTAAAGCAATGGGAAGAAAACAAGCATAAGCTTGAAGAGTATTTCAAAACGACAAAACAAGATGAATACGATAGCTATGAAGCTATTGTAAAGAAGATATTTGAATTGTGCATACCCGAAGCAACCACTTATAACGGATGGGCTTTGGATAAAATGACTGTAATTGATGATGGTGATTATCAAGGTACACAAATATTTATTGTGCCTACTGACACTTACCAACCAAGTGTGGAAGATTATGTAATGACTGACACTTATTACGGTAGTTGTAGTGGTTGCGATACTCTTCAAGCGATTAGTGAGTACGATTATGACCTACCAACAAATGAACAAGTTAAAGAGTATATGACCCTTGCTTTACATTTAGTGCAGAAACTTAAAAGGTTAGGCACAGAGTAGTATTGTGTACAACGGACGAGTGTATGGGTAGTGGCACATACACCGAACCTTTGAATTATGCCACAAACTTTAACGTGCCATTACTTATACACATTGTTGTGTGTAGTAGCGGTTTAATAACAGAAAGATGACAGTAGATAGAGAACATACAGAAATTTTTGACCAAGCACACCAAATGTGGGCAGAAGGTACAAGCATTGGAAGCGGAGAAGGTTTAGAACCAAAAGAACACGACATTCAACACTTATTAGGTGGAGAGGGTTGGGTTGCTGATGAAATTGATATTTGGTTTGATAGCCTTCAAAAATTTTGGCGATGGAGTTGCAAGATAGTAAAACCGTAGCTATTACACACAACGGTTTCGGGCTTGGCGTTAGTGCCACCTTGCAAGAACTTTAAATTTAGGCACAAACTATCTGGTGGCATTACGCCAAACCCGTGTTATCGGATAGTTCATTTTTCGTGGGTTGGCATTTAAGAATTTAAAAATGGAACAAAAATTTAAAACACCAAACATTGCTTTTCAAAATGTCATTTCATTTACTTGTTCTGATGATGCAGTAAAACCGCTATTAGAATTATTTTCAAGACTACGAAGTCTTGGACAAATGGGAAGTAGTAGAGAAGTGGTAATTGATTGGGATGGTGATGGTAGAGATAGACTTGAAAATATTTCAGTAAATGGAATGACATTGGATGCTTGGGAGTCTGAATTTGCAAGACTAAATAAAATCAGGGAAGATTTTGAAAAGCAAGAACCTTCTTCTGAGCAGGAGTCGGAAGAAAAATGAATTTCCGATAACGGAACAGGTGTATGAGCCGTGCCTGTTCGGAACTATCGAATTTACTACGGCTTTTAATTGGCATGGCTTATACACCATGTTAGCAATCTGTAAAAAATTATGGCAAAATTAAGATTAAACTCAGAAGAAAGAATGCGAATCACCGCAGACTATAAAGAAAATAACTTCATTGACGTGTGTGGGCATAAAGATGAACTTGGAATGAGCGTTGAATTTTACCCAACTATGCAATATATTGAGATACGTAAAAAAGGTGGGGTGTGTAGGCAATTTATGTTTGAAAAGAAAGGGCATAAAAAACATTATGACTTTGGATATTGGAAAGATGCAGAAGTTATTTTCTCTCTCAACGAAGTACGGCAGTAATAATTTTTTATTGTTGCTAACGTCTGATGATAAACAATCGTTGTAATGTTGTTTATCATTTGTTATACACAGTACGGTTTATTAAGGTAGAATGTTGATACAAAGAGCGGATAAAAACTTTTAAAAAATTTATATGAAAAATACAAGAGAAAACGCAGAAAAATTTATATGGGACTTTGGTAAAGGGAAAAGTTTCGTAGATAGACTGGAAGGAGTACCAGATTTTGTTGATTTATTGACTGAGTATGGTAATAAAGTTGAAAACCAATACATACCGAATGATGCACATTCGTTTGAAGTATTTGCTATAAAAGATAGCGAGGATTCACCAACTGGAAAACAAGCATTTATTGGTTTTAAACTTGATAATGGGAACTTTCATTTTGTTGGAGTACCATACACTGAACCAATAAAAAATAAACAAAACTGGTTCTCGAAATTTTTTAAAAGTTTTATAGACAAACTTAAATTGAAACACTAATGTAGTATTGTGTATAACTAGGATATATACACACCTTTTAGTAAGTTATTGATTTTAATATAGTTACAGGGTCATTTTATTAAAAAATATAAAGATTTAAAAAGAAATCTTATAATTGATATATTAATTTACAAAACTTATTGTTCCAGTATATTTACTATTATGGCACAAGGTAAATATATTAATATTAGATATCCATTTAGGGATAGCAATCAAGGGTTTTATCTTGATTTAAATAATACTGATGCAACAGCTATCAGGTCAGACCTACTCCACCTTCTTTTAACACAAAAGGGTCAAAGGTTATATATGCCAGATTTTGGTACAGACCTACTTAAGTATATCTTTGAACAAAACGATTCTAAACTATCGTCCGATATTAAATTTGATATTAATGAAACCGTTAAGAAGTACATACCAAACCTAAGAATTAATGAGGTTATCGTTGATAGAGATGAAAATAATGAACATAAAGTAACATTGACAATAGATTACACCGTAACTGAAGATGTGTTTGAACAAAATGATGTTATTGTGATTAATCTTTAATTTCAAAATTTAACCATTATAATATATTTATATCTAAAGAATTTATAATGGCACAAAAAATACCATATTTTGCTAGAAACTTTGCTGACGTAAGAACTGAATTAGTTAACTATGTTAGACAATATTACCATTATTGGTTTAAAATATATGTATAACTGCCACAATCATAAATCTTATATAAACCATTATCTCTTAATATCTCATCAGCTGTTTTACCATTAAAATCAAAACCCATATCATAAAGTTTATGTTTTTGATACTTAAATCTACTCTCTCTATTTTTACCTTTAGAAATTGTGAAAGATGGTTTATTGATTGATTTTAGTTTAAACCCTAATGTTTCATACATATTACCAGTACTCCACCTTCTATCAGCATAACTAATAATTTCTTTTGGTTTATATTCTCTAATGAAATATTTAAGTAATTTACTAGCACCACCAACAATAGTAGTATTAAGTTTATTACAAAATCTAAGTAACTCAGTCTTTTTATGTTTTATAACACCCCTTTTACCAAAAGTCATTATACTAACTAATTCATTATTATAATAAAGTCCTAAATTAACCTTACTACCAACGGCACCCTGAATGTGATTTTCATTAAGGAAGTTAGTTTTTTCTTTTGTAGGTACTTCTTTAATTTGGCATTTCCTAGCATATATTCTATTTTCAGTTATACCTAACAAGTTCTTTAATCTACTCTTAACAATATCCTGTTTATATAACCATTCATCTTCAAAGATATGTATTAATCTAACACCTTTAGCTTCACACTCTTTGGTTTTATTTAAGTGATAGTCTTTATCTTTATGTAATTCAGAATGCCAATATAAACCATTGAATTCAATGGCTAATTTATGTTTTGGAAGATAAATATCTAATTCGTATGGTTCAATAATGTCCCTACAATTTTCTAATATACTAAACCCAAAAGAATTAATAAAAGCCACAATGTCTTTTTCAATATTAGATATACTATTTAAACATTTTTTACAACCACTACCGTTTCTATGTGAATCAGGTCTTAATTCAAACTCACCATGTTCTGGACAAATTATTGTAACAGGCGTTTTAATATCAACATAATCAACTTTACTATAGTCGTATGTATTACCATGTATTTGACCCATTTTTTCTATAAAGGATTGATTATCAAAAATTTTAAAAGCGCAATATGGGCATCCCCGATTTTTAGACGTAAAGTTATTTGGTGTTGTTATAAATTCACCATGCTCTGGACATATGATAATAACATCCGTGACACTATTAACGTAATTAACCTTTGAGTAATCATATTTGTCACCATAAATCTCTTTAGATTTTTTTATAAAAAGTTTAGTATCCATTTTAGCGGTACCACCGCAGTATTTACAACCTTTACCACTTAAATGATTAGTTGGCGCTTGCTCAAACTTACCATGTTCTGGACAAATTATTGTTACTTTAGTTTTATTATTAATATATTCCACCTCTGAGTAGTCATATTTATTACCATGAATCTCTTTAGCCTCATTAATAAAAGCATCCAAACCCTTTTTCTGCCTACTAACTTGTTGCTCTATTGAACATTTTGGGCAACCTTGCTTCCCAGACACATGTTTTGCGGGGGCCTTTTCAAACACACCATGCTTTGGGCATATTATTTTGACTGGTATATTATTTAATTTGTAGTCAACTTTAGAATAGTCGTATTTATCACCATGGACTTTTTTAGCCTTGATTATAAAATTTTTAGTGTTATTTTTTTTCATACTTATAGCCGTTTACTTGTAATTACTAACAAATATACAAAAACTTCACAAATAAAAAAAATCATTTATAATATATTTATATCTAAAGAATTTATAATGGCACAAAAAATACCATACTTTGCTAGAAACTTTGCTGATGTAAGAACTGAATTAGTTAACTATGTTAGACAATATTATCCCCAAATCTTCAATGATTTCAATGATGCGTCCGTTGGGATGATGCTCTTGGAACTCAACGCTGCTGTAGGAGACATGTTATCATTCCATACTGATAGGATGTTTCAGGAGACCCAGATTAATTTTGCACAGGAGCGTTCAAGTGTTTTAAGTATGGCTAGGACTTTTGGTTTAAAGGTACCAGGTAAAAGAGCCAGCGCAACGATTGTCGATTTCAGTGTAACCGTACCTGTTTTTGGTGATACGTTTGATTTATCGTATGCACCAGTTATAAGACAAGGTGCTCAAGTTTCTGGTGCTGGAAAGGTTTTTGAATCTATGTATGATATTGATTTTTCATCACCTTTCACTATTGGTGGTATACCTAATAGATTGGTAATACCTAACTTAGATGGCTCTGGTAATATCATTAACTACACGTTAACCAAACGTGAAATGGTTATTAATGGTGTAACAAAGATTTTCAAGCGAGCTATTGGTCAAAATGATGTTAGACCATTCTTTGAGGTTACACTACCAGATAATGATGTTATATCGATTAATTCAATAATAACCTTAGAGGGTACAAACTATACACAGACGCCAAGCATTGACCAATTCTTGAATTTTGATAATCGGTGGTATGAAATGGATGCTTTGGCTGAGGATAAAGTTTTTATTGAAGACCAACTATCACCAAGTACACAGTCAGGAATTAAGACAGGTAAATGGGTTAGAGTTGATAGGCGGTTTATTAGGGAATATACTGATTTAGGTTTTACGAACATAATATTTGGTGGTGGTTCACAAGATATTGGTTCATTATGTGATTTTGATGTTGATGTTACATTAGTTAATAGAATTGGTGATTTCATTAATAATATGAGTTTGGGTACCACACTAACACCAAACACAACAATGTTTATCAGTTATCGTGTTGGTGGTGGTGGTGCAACTAATTTGGGGCCTAACGTAATCAATACAGTTAATAACGTTAATATGTTGGTTAATGGTTCAAACCCAACAATCAATTCTGCTGTTAGAAATTCATTAACGGTAAATAACCCATTACCAGCTGTAGGCGGTAAAGATGAACCATCAGTTGAAGAGATACGAAACCTTGTAAGGTATAATTTTTCAGCACAGAACAGATGTGTTACATTAAAGGATTACCAATCACGAATTCAATTAATGCCAGGTCAATTTGGTTCACCATTCAGGACTGGCGTTATTGAAGACCAAAACAAGGTTAGTGTCTATATATTGACATTGAATAGTGACGGTAGTTTATCAAACCAAACAACATCAACATTAAGGAATAATATTTCAGAATATCTATCTGAGTATAGAATGATGAATGACTATGTTGAGGTTAAGAGTGGTAAGGTTATAAATTTAGGTTTCGATATTGATGTTTTTATTGATAAACAGTATCCACAGACACAAATTGTTAGTCAGGTTATTCAAGAGGTACAAAATTATATGGATATCAATAATTTCGATATGGGTGAATCAATATATTTAAGTCAATTAATTGAAAATATAAATAATGTTGGCGGTGTGTTGAATGTGATAAATATGCAGGTCTTCAATAAAGTCGGTGGTAATTACTCATTAAATGAGATATCACAACCATTGATAAATGAAGAAACTTTGGAGATTGATTTATCACAGAATTATGCTCTTATAGGTGACCCAATTAGTATGTTTGAAATTAAGAATGTTGGTACAGATATAAGGGTTCGAGTTAGGACGTCCTAATTCAAAAATAAGTAACACTTTGTTAAGGTTATTGACTTAAATGTTATTTTGTTTAAATTAAAGGTAAAAAAATATGAGTTGTGGTTGTAAAAATGTAAGAGATACTAGTGTTCCAGACGCTAAGTTAATGTCAACAAATAAATCGATAAATACTAATACCATATTTAAGTGGTTAATCTTTATTGGTATGGTGGTATTATCACCATTATTTTTACCATTTTTTATTAGTTTTTTATATAAATTAATAATCAAAAACCAAAATATGGACATGACCCACACGCTAAAATCTATTGTCGAGCTAATGAAAACCAGTAGAATTTTAAATACTAAAAGTGATATTGATATTGTGGATTTAGAACTATATGATAATAATTCTAAATTAGAACTGGTAAATGTCTAAAACAATTAGAATACGGACAACACCTAATGGTGATGATAAGTTCATTAAAATCAATATGGAACAAGATTTTGATTTTGTTGAAATCTTATCATTAAAAATATCTCAAAAAGAATTATATACAACCTTTTGTGCTGGTTATGGTGCGATAGTTGGTCGAGTATCTATTAATGGTGGTTTTGGTGTTCCAAATGCTAAAGTTAGCGTGTTTATTCCAGTATCTGAGCTTGATAGACAGAACGATAAGATATTCGGTTTATATCCATTTGAAACAATTACTGATATTGGTCCTAACGGTTTAAGATATAATTTATTAAGTAAGGATAATCAAACAAACGATGATTGTTTTACGCCTGTTGGTGATTTTTCTGATAAAAGGACATTTTTGGATGACGACACGATGTTGGACATATATTGTGAATACTATAAATTCACTACAACATCTAATGCCGCTGGTGATTATATGATATTCGGTGTACCCACTGGCGCTCAGATAATGCACGTTGAGGCTGATGTATCAGACATAGGCATTATTAGCCAAAAACCATTTGACTTTGTTAGAAAGGGTTCATCCGAAGAGGTTTTTGAATCAACAACAAAGTTCAGGGGTAGTGAGGAAGATTTAGATTTCAATTTACAAATAATCAAACAATCACCGATAAGTGTTAATGTACAACCATACTGGGGTGATGACGATAATTGTAATGTTGCAATTACTAGAAGGGATATTGATTTAAAAGCTGCTATCACACCACAGGCAATATTCATGGGTTCAATTTTTGGTGATAACGAAATTAATTCACTAAGTTTAACCTGTAAACCCAGAGAAAATATGGGTACACTAAATGACCAAACAACTGGAACTGGTAAAATTGAAATGGTCAGAGAAACATTATCAGGCAATATCGAAAGGTTTGATGTCGGTGGTGGACAATTAATCGATTCTGACGGTACATGGGCTTATCAAGTACCAATGAATTTGGACTATAGGGTTACGGATGAATATGGTAATTTAGTACCAACCGATGACCCAAAGAAAGGTATACCCACTAGAGCCAAAGTTAGATTTAGAATTAAAATGAATATAACTGGTGGCGAGGGTAATCTAAGAGAACGAGCAGCATACTTAGTTCCCAATAATCCAATAAATGTTGGTGGATTAAATACCGATTTTGAATTTGGTCCAAATACCAAAAAAGAAAATTTAGCCGAATTAGTTTGGAATGGTATTTATACTGTTAAAAATTATATACCCAGAGTTCAAAAATCAGACACCCACCCAAGCAGTAGAAGTGGCGATAAGATTAGAAATTTTATTGGAATCAAAGACGTTGATAGTGCCAGAGGTAAGTATACACCATTTCCATATAATCATATGACTTTCGAAACCGAAGCTTTGTTTGGTTTCATATGCACTTTAACAATTGCTTTTGCTGGTCTTATTAGTTTTATAAATACTGGTATTATATCGCTATTAAACATAATTATTAGTACGATTAATGATGTTTTAGATATATTTGGTATACCACTCATTGATTATATAGCCTGTATTACGTTAGAATGTGATAATGTACCATATGCACCAGGTTGTTGTTCATCAGATAGTCAACAGTTTCCATGTACATTACCAAGAGCTGATTTAGGTTGTGATGCCGCTGGTAACGGTGTTGTTTGTGTCGGAAGTGAAATTAATGTAAATGATTGGAACCAGACATTACCACCAGGCGATGCTGGATATACTAAATGTATTGCAATATCTCTGGCAAAAGACCTTAATCTATTTAAATTCGATTTCTATAACGATTGGGTAAATGGTACATTATATTCACCTTTATTCAAGGTTAGAGTGAAAGACGGTGACCCAAATAACCTTAGTTACGGCCCACATAAGTTTTGTGAGTGGTCTAATGACGGTATACCATCAAATCTAAGTGTCAATAATGATAATAATGGTACACCAGATAATACTAGTTACGATGACATATTTTTAGTTGATACTTGTTTTGGAATACCTTTAGGTTGTCCAAATACAACTTATCCTAATTGTGGAGAACTTAATTTATGTAATAACCAAAGACCGAATAATCAAGGCCATAGGTATATAGGACAACCATATAACATCAAACATGGTTTAATCGTTTATTATGATGAAAACTATTATTATGCTCCATATTCTAAAACTAATGATGAGTATTTATTAGCAACTGACATAGTTACACTTGGCTCAAGCGTAAAGTGTCATTGGTTAGGTTTACCATCAGTTTATGAATTGTTTGTTGACACAACATACAAATTACCACCATATTTGGATGAAACAGACCAAAACTTCACAGTATCTGGAATGGATAATTTAAGTGCCCAATTAAGCTCTAACCCATGTCAAGATAATTTACCACCTCTTAGTTCTTTATTTTTCAGTGTCAACTGTTTTTTTGCTAGAACAACAAATATCAGTTGCGGAAATCTAAGAAGACAGTGTGAATTAGGTGTTGGGTTTGACGAGACTAGAGGTAATACACCACCAGATGATGAACTCACAGCGGACGACATAGACATTAGATTTACTAGAAACGTGTTTGCATGGATGAATGGTTATGGTTTAGATGGTACGCCATTAAATAGTTTATATACCACACCTTTTAGTATAAACACAGATTTTAATAATCTACCATCATGTGGTAATCAAGTTGGGGATTTAGATACATTACTAAATGGTTTAAGTTATAATCGCTTTAGGTATGGTTGGGTTGATAGTACCCAAGTCGGTAAAATGTGTGACGCATTTCCACAGTCATTAAACTCTTTTTATTTTTACTTTGGTTTAAATAGAAACAAAACCGCATTAGCTAAAATGTTAGCAAAATATTTTGCACCATGCCCAGTTCAAGATAAACCAGATTTTCTAATATTAGGTGATATTACCGATAGTACCGATTTAAATAATTGTAATGGTGAAATAGATGTTACGATACAAGGCGGTACAGCGCCATATCAATATTTTTGGACACTTCCAGATAACACACAATTTAATATATCTGGAAATACTAACCCAACATTAGATGCTGTTGACTTGGAAGACCTTTGCGGTGGGTCATATGTGTTAACAGTAGTTGACGCAAATGGTTTATCTTCAACAATCACTTTCATTGTCGGTGAACCACAACCAGTAACATGTGTAACTAATGCAATACCAACATCAAATCAAGGGGCATCGGACGGAATAATCAATGTCAGCATATCTGGTGGAATAGGACCATACACAATGAACATCTCTCCAGACCCTAATAATATTTATCCATTTAGTAATTTGATTGCTGGAGAACAAATAATAGACAATTTACCAAGCGGTGTATATACTATTACAATAACCGATTCAAACGGTGAGAGTAGTACATGTACTGCTGAAGTTTTAGAACCACAAGGGTTAACGGTATTAATTAATCATTATTATAATGTCGGTAATATAAATAACCCTAATGACCCAACAGACCCAGATAACTACCTTTACAACAGTAATTCTCAAGATATTAATGGTGGTGTTGAAACTTATGTAACCTGTAATGGTGATACTGATGGTCAGATAAGGGCGTCAATCTTTGGTGGTGTACCACCTTATAATGCAACTTTATCAGACAACAACGGCCCAATACAAATAACACCAATTACCAGTTCAACACCAGCACCATCATTTACATTTGCGCCACTTGTTGCTGGAACATATTATGTTACCATAACTGATAATGCTAATAATACGGTTGCAATTACAGTTATTGTTAGTGAACCATCATTATTCAATGTTGGTGATACCAATAGCTTTACACCACCAACAATTACACCAACAACAATTAATGTAATTGTAACACCGTTCAACAATCAGAATGGTGGTGAACAGATTACATATTATTTATATGATAGTACTGGTAACACATTAATAGACCAAGCTACCGTCCAACAGGGTAATTATACCTTTACTGGCCTAACATCTGGAACTACATATCAAATCGCTGCTCGTAATGAAGCTGGTTGTTATGCAACACCGATAACAGTAACCACATTATAGGTTGACAACTTTATTTTTGTTAAATTCATAATACATTATATTTACCATTATAGGTTAAATGTAATATGAGTAATGATAGAATAAGGTATAGGTTACAAAGTACAAATTCACAACTTAGTACTGATACTGATACGTTTATTAAATTGAATTTGGAGGGTAGTAGACGTCTATTACCTAAAAATGATATTAATGAAACCGTGAATAGTGCTGAGGTCTTTAATAATGAAAGACAAAAAAGTAAAAAATATCGTGTATTTGGTACCATAAAACCTTTAGTTAGTAATGTACTATTCAATCTAACCAGTAATTATAATCCAAGTACGGACTTTTCAGGTTCAGAATCCTATGGTTGGAACATATTTAACGACATAAAATTTAGAAAAGACCCAATTGACGATTATAATGATGATACTGGTCAATATAGTGGACTAACATTTGCACAATCGTATAAAAAATTCCTGAAAGAAAAAGATGGTTGGTTTGGTTTTTATAATCCAGATATTTTATTAACTGGTAATTGTGATTTTTACACAATGGAACCTAAAAAAGAAAGATTTTCATTTAAACCGACATCAAATAAAAAATGGGAATTAACCGTAACATACCCATTTTCTGCGGATACAAAACACTTTTTAGTTGTAGGTGGACTGAAAATTATCGGTTATAATTCAGTAAGTATCGGTGGTCGCAACAGATACGCCTTTTCAACTGCTGTTAGACATAATCTAAATCAAGGTGATTTGGTATTTATTTCTGGTCTAAATCCAACAACTGAAGATGGTTATTATCGGGTATTAAGGACTGGATTAGATGATGGGACAATGAAAGAATATTATTTTTCAGTAGACATTGACCCTAACAATTTAAATGCAAACCCCGTTACTGGTGCTAGAATGGAAAGGGTTTTAGGTGGACGGGATAACGGTTTTAAATCTAAATATTATTTACGATTATTTAAAAAAATAACAACCGTTAATATTAATATCAATAATGGTATTATTGAATCCGATGATTATGAAATTTACCAAGCCGCCTTTTCACAAACGATATTCAATGATGAAGTTTGTCAGTTCGTATTCAATGAAGATATAGATGTAAGTAATATTGTTGATAATTTAGGTAGGCCTATAAGTGAAATGTTTTTAACGGTTGTTAAAACAAGGGATAATAATTTTTTCACACCAATACAAGCTGGTCTTGACTGCGGTAAAGTTTCTGGGATTTTTGATTACTATCCAAGTATACCAGATATAAGACAACTTAGAGACGGACCACAAACAGGATTAGACCCACAGTATCGCGATTCACCAAACCCACTGACCGCTAATGTTAACATAAACGACCAATTCTTTTATGGTGATTTGGTTGAATATAATGATTATGAGCTTATTGAACACACATTAGGTGTCGTTGGTCACAGATTCAATACAGAAAATCGTATTTCCAATGGAATAACAATAGGGTGTGGGTTTAGTAGTGGCGCAAAATGTATTGCTGGGCCAAGACATGAAGGCTATTTTTATTATCCACACCATAGGATTAAAATAAGAGATTATTCTACATATATTGAACAAGGAAATGCTAATACCGTTGGTATACCTGATTATGCGACAAATCTAAATGATGGCAATAATAATGAGGGTAGATGGATATGGCGCGATTTATTGGATATTGGCGTAAATGATGGTCAGCAAGAAACGCTGAATTATCCATTTTTAAATGGTGCGCATTATATGTATCAGAATTATTGTTTTCCAGTCAGGAGACAAGACCCATATGGTCAATATGATTTATATTATGGGTATGAAGAAGATACTAATGGTGGTCAAATTAATTTTGAACCATACGATATAGTTGGTGTCGGAATAACAAATAATTTTGATGTAAACTCTGCTGAAGATGCTTGTTGATAGATATCAAATAAGAATACCAAGACCAGAATCAAGCGCAACAACGTTGAACGTTCCGATTGACCTTACACCACAGATGGTTGACCAAGCGGAAATAATCGATAGAAAATTTGTTGAGGTTGAAGTTGAAAATGCAATAAACCCAATATTGGATTATGAGAAAGTTAGGTTTTTACCAGCAATAATTTCACCAAATGCAACCGCAACAACAGTAAACTTACCAGTTATTGAAATACAAACAGTAACATATCAAATAAATCTATTGGATAGTAACAATAACTATTTTTCACCATCAACAACATATGCCGATGCTGGATTTGATAATGATGATTTAAGATTTCGAAAGAATAGACTCATTAAATCATATCTCCGTTTGGATTTTTATGATTCTGACATTTTAACAGACCAAAGATTGGTCGCCTCAATGTCAATAAACCCAAACATTACTTACGCTGACATACAACCAAACATAAGTGCATATCCAGTAGCAACAAATAAACAACTATGGCTTCAATTAAAGAACCCACTAACCAATGACGAGGTTTTTGGTGAAGGTTTTTTCATATATTATTTTAAAGACGAGGTTGATATAAATCTACCAGAAATATTATATATGAGGGCAACATTCAATAATGCAAAGACAGGTATATCAAAGGGTTTAATGACAGATTCAACGCAAGTACCAATAGACCAATTGGTTGACCAATTACATACCAGATATGTTCTACATAGAACACAAACTGGTTATTATTATGCTATTGATAGTCAATATAGTAATAATGTTATTTATGGGTCAATTATACCAACACCAAATGTTACGGTACAATTATATGAAGTAAGAGTATCATAAAATGAAAGTATTAAGAAGAAAAATATTATTGGATGACCTTAAAACCTTTGAGGATGGTTTAGCATATGGTACAATTACTGCCTCATCAATCTATATGAAGGTTGAAATGGTTCAGACGATTGATGATTTAGGTATGGTGACCGATTTACCATTTATACCAAATGGTAGTGAATGTGCTCAGTTTGACGGTACTATAATTGTAACTAATGTTACATGTTATGACCCAAATTCACCAGCACCATCAAACGCATATATCAAACCAACGGTATATGGTGGTCAACCACCTTTTACATATACATTTTATAACGGTTCAAATGGTGTTATTGATGTTATACAAACAAGTAATAATACATATACACTTTATAACCAACCAGCTGGTACATATACGGTAACAGTTGAAGATAATCTTGGGTGTACAATAACATTAAGTGGAACATCTGAAAATATATCAGATGGCGTATCACCAACAGGGTATGTAATATTAAGTGAACCATATGGTAATTTTCCAGCTAACACAGAGATACCATTTGAGAATATAATTGATGTGATTTCAGTTTGTGAAACTGTGGATATTACACTAGGTGTTTATGATTATAATAATTATACTGAAGTTCTTTGGAGTACAGGTGAAGGTACAGAGCAAATTAATGTGACAAATAACGGCACCTACAGCGTGTCAGCATCAAATGGCGATTGCTATGGTCAATCACCATCAATCGATATATTTATTTATGCTGATAATGGTAGTCAGATATCTAATCAGTTGGTAATTGAACCACAGACGGATGTTTCTGGTCTACAAGGTAGTGGGACACAACAAGACCCATATATATTACCTTGTAATCCAGAAACGACAACAACTGATAGATTTTTAGCTAGATTACAAAGTGGTATAAATCCAGCTAATTATAATTGTTTATCGGCTAATTGGTATTCAGAATGGCCAACAAACCCACATTATCTTTATTACGAAAGTCTATTATCACCACTTTCAATCAATCAAGGTCAACAACTAATAGCAAATCCAGAAGGATTTTCATTTGACTTTAGTCCAAATCAATGTCCTCCAGAATATCCATGTAGTATATTTTTACGGGCAACTGATTGTGGTTGTACCAATAGTGTATTAGCCGAAAGTAATAGAATTTGGGTGGCATATGGTAATAGCAATGATTGTGAATTAAACGTAATAAATCGACAATAGCTATTTAAAATAAAATTATACTATGCCGATAATATCATATAATACGCAAGATTTAATAAACGACTTACAGTCGAGTGGGTTTACATTTCCATTTATGTTTGGAATAACACCACAAATGTTAAATCCAACATTTACCAATATATCAAACTCACCTTATACAAGGTTTTCTGGTGCTACAGTAAACCAATGGTTTTTTTCTGGTGGATTTGTAAGTGGATTTACAAATGATAAACTTAATTTAGTTAGGTCTTATGATGCCGCTGACCTATATAATCCAGCAATAATAAATGATGCTGAAAATTACGTTAACTATTCTGGTGTTTCTATAAGTGGCGTTACCAAAGTCGTTGATGATGGTAATCCTATAATCTATGCTGTTGATGCTGAAAGCCAACCACCATTTTTCCAAGTAATTGGTACCAATGCACAAACAACTGGTATAAGGTATAAAACATATTCCGATGAGACATACCCATTGGTTGATTTTGACAATAATATAACCTTAAAACCAAAAACTGAATTTAGATTTGTAAGTGAGGGTTGGAATGATACTAATGTTGATTTAAGAGCCTATATAAGACGAGAATACCTAATGGGTATAGTCAGTCCACCAGAAGTACAAAGCGATGTTTTTATTGATAGAGGTGCGACAACAGTATTAGAAGACCATTTGATATTAGGTGAAATAAGAGGGTTGGACGCTTTACAAGATTATCGTAATGGTTATTTTAGATTTCAGTAGTAAAATATTTGTTAAATCACTATTTACAGATATAATAAGAAAATTTAAAACAAGTTTGAATGTCAACAGGAGTTTATGGTATAAATAGACCAGCGGATGTAAGTCCATCAGATTGCGAAATATGGGTACATTATACACCAAGTAGAGATGTTGTTGGTAACACAACGGTTGCACAATTGAACCCACAACAGGTTCTTTTACAAATGGATAACCCAAATAAAGTACAATCAAATGTAACGACTGGGTTTGAAGTCTTTGGTGGTATGTATACGCTGAAATTACCAGTTAACCAATTTAATCAAAAGGGTATCTATACCATAATGATTAAACCTGTTGAAATTAGAACAAGAATTGTAGATTGTGGTGTATTATCAGCATTCCCAGATATTAAAGGTGTTTTATTTGATTTGGCTGCAATACCAGCACAACACGTTAATAAGTTCGAAAACAATAACTTAATCGGTTATCGAATAGAATATTTAAATACAAATACTAACGTTGCTGACGTTAAAATACGTAATTTCTTTAAAGTTGTAACATCGAACAACAGAGCTGAACCAGTTAATCAAAACTTAACAAATACCAGCCAAAAAGCGATAAGATATAACTTTAACGATAATTCTACTTTGGTATTCTGTACAGTATCACCAAGCTCAGCAACAAATGTTAAACCAAACGTTTTACCATTTATCGGCCAACCAAATCAAGAGGTTATAATTACAAACACATTCTTTAACCCAATTATGCTTGAAATTGAGATGGTTGAACATGATATCGAAACATTAGCTTATGGGTTGTTTGCCAATCAGACCAAAAGTCTTGAAGATGGTATCTATACCATATACAATTTTGATAATCAGATTTACAAACAATATAACTTATTTGAAATCAAAGACCAATTCACTGGAAAACCATTATTTGAGGTTAGAGAAGAGAGGGATAATATCGATTTCACTAAGACATTTGATAATATTGCTAACGTATAATGGCTCAAAACCCTAGAATACGAGTTAGCGGTTACGCACAGAAAATATTCTATAATGATGGTATAGAATATCGTAACTTTGCGGATAATCTTGTGGGTAACCAATTTGTCGAAGATGGTGGTACCGCACTATTCACATTAGGTAATTTTGTCGTATCAACAAACCTACAACCACCTAATAGTTTCAATTATAATTTAGGGCGGTATAGCCAATTCTTCACGTTAAACGATATTAATATATCAGATACTGAATTAGCAATACTATTAGATAATAATGCTAATGTTAGGCTTAGATTGGATGAATCAGATTTATTGACTCATGCTTATTTTGGTTCACTAACGGAATTCATTAGGGTTTCTCTTGAAAATATAATCACCAATTGGCCAGCTTCAATTTATATGAACCCAATCGCTACTAACGCAAACGGTAGTGAAACAGTAACATATACGGTAACAAATTATAGTTTTGACCCAATAACTCAAACCGCAACGTTCAATATACCTAATTTAGCAATAAATAATAATTACCAATTAAATTATTTAATTAATGGTACTATATTGAATACTTTCAATGAAAGTAACCCATTACGTAATTTAACTGTAAATTACTTAAACTATGCTTTATTATTAAATGATACGGAATATGATTTAGTCGGTTTTACTGGTTTAACAACATCTAATTCTGGTAGCCTTACTGTAAGGGTAAATGGTAATCCGTTCTATACAACTGGAAATACACAGAATCAATACCAAGTTTACCACATTAAACCTAACAAACTAAAGGTAGATACCTTCTTCAATGGGTTGAACGATTTTGAATCTAATTTATTAAATACATTAATAAGACCAAGATATACCGCAACATTCAGATATCCAGTCCAAAGCGAAGATGGTGTTATATTATTTCAAACAACAACACTAACTTGGCCAACATCAGATGGTTATAATCTGGATTTTAACACACCAAACTATGAACAGTATGTTAATAGTCTCATAGAAATTTCTCAAAACAGCGATATTACCAAATCAGACCTTATAACTAGATTCCTTACCAGTGATTCTATAAGTGATTTTGACACAATACCTATATTCTACGGTGATAGAGATGAAGAAGCTGACCAAAAAGTAACCAAATTATTAAGAATCTATGGTCGTGAATTTGATGATATAAAAAGATACATTGACGGTATTTCTTTCGCTAATGTTGTTTCATATAACCAAAGAAATAACACACCAGATATTGTGTTAAAGAATTTAGCAAGAACTTTAGGTTGGGACTTGATTTCAAGCGTGTTAGAGAACGATTTACTATCTAATTATGTTTCTACCAGTAGAACCAGTTATTCTGGCTTTACAAGGGGTTATACGCCTATTGAGTCTGAATATGAAATGTGGAGAAGAATAATATTGAATACGCCATATCTTTGGAAATCAAAAGGTACTAGAAAAGCCATTGAATTCCTAACAAAATTCATTGGGGCACCGACTGGGTTAATGCAATTCAATGAACATGTATATGTTGCTGACAATGCGTTAAATGCTGACATCGTACAATCAGCGATAGATTTAAATGGTCTAAATACTGATTTAACATTATATAATATTGATAGTGACGGGTTTCCAAGAATATTACCAGACACACCAGATATGTATTTCCAAAAAGGTGGTGGTTGGTATAGGGAAACTGGTGGTGGAAACGCCAGTAAATATATTTTAGCTGGTAATAACCCACATTCAGGTCCTTATGACAGAGGTCAGGCATATATTGACCAATTTAGAGGTCTTATCCCAAATTTCCAACCAGTTACGATTGTAAATGCTTCATACCAAACTGGTACAACAACATTATTTACAAACTACAATCAAGGTACAATAAACAATTATACTGGTAACACGTATATTGATTTGTCAAGTGAGGGGTTCGACCTATCTGATTGTGTTGTGTTAAATACGTATGTTGTTCCAGACCCAAAACCGACAGATGAGATTACACCCTGCGGTTGTGATATTGCAACAAATGATAATAGCATACAGATAGATGTAGTCTATTCATCACAAACATTTGACTGTCAATCATTAGGTATAACTTCTGCTGAAACAACCGAAAATGACAATTTATTAATAACGTATTCATCAAATACACAGAGTGAATTCCTATTCCCAGAATGTTGTGAAAGTCAATATTTCGGCCAACCAATGGAATACTATCAACTTGAACAAATATCATTAGCTGATTATTATAATTTACCACAAAATGTTAGAGATTTACTACCATTAAGTTTAACTTATGGTGAAACTGGATATACTGTAAGTAATCGAGGTTACATTTGTTGTAGAACCAACCCAGAACTTTCAGAAGCATGCATTCAATATGCGACATGTAATTGGCGATTGGCTGGTAATTTCCCATTACCATCAATTAATACGGCATTAATATATATTGATGGCCAATCTTATTTGAAGTTTGTAACACCAAACGGTGATTTTAGAGTAACAACACCAAATGGCGCTCATTGTGTTGGAGAAACAGTACCGACATCAGTAGTTGACCCGTTTACTAATGAACTTGGTTTTGGTTGTCAGGTTGATTGGAATTCACTTAATCCGTCTCAAAGGTTAACAATTGTAAGTACTTACAATGGTAGATTTGTTGGTAGTATTAATTGTGGTGAAACGTTTGAAATTGAATAATAAACCTATTTATTGATAAAGACGAAATGATTAACTTAGATTATTGTGGATTGGACAGTGCAAATGAAAACAATTTAGAAGTTTTCACGAATCCCAATGGTACAATTCAAGTATATGTTGATGGAATTTCGTCAACAATAAGTTCAGAGTTTTGTTGTAATTTTTTAAATACCATTGAAAACTATTCAACAACTGGATACACATTTACATGGGATATTGAATTAGGGCAATGTAGATGGTTACAAAGAGTTGATTGTAATAACTTACCAACATTCAATGTGACCCTAAATCCACAAGGAAATAGTGGTGCTATATTTGAAGTTGATGAGGGCGAACGATGCGTTCTTGACGTAAAGTTTGAATATCTATTTAAATTTAATTGTGACACAATAACTGGTATATCTGGTAGAACATTTAATCAACAAATAGAATTTCATAATAACCAAATCGCTTCAGCAACAACACAAATAGCAATAGCGCAATCGGCTTTAACTGAAAATGTTGGTCAATTCAATAATGTTTTACCTTATGAAACACAAGAAGGTACAATATATCTATGCTTAACAGAAGCTGGTGTAGGTCTATTGGAAATATTAATGAATAATAGTACCGAATATGATTTTAATAGTTATTTGAATGGTGAATATTATGATAATAATGGTAATGAATTATTAAATATATCTGGAACATTCTATGAGGTCGCCAATGAACCAGAACCACAAGGGCTTTATTATGATATTTGTAGTGACGGTTCTAATTTAATGTATGAAACATATAATTGGATACAAACAAATCAATATTGGCAAAATATAATAGATACTGAAGAACAGGTTATTATAACAGCACAAGCTGCGATAAATCAATTATTGGCCGATAATCCAAACTCTTGTTTAACTGAAATTGAAACTTTAGAAAACCTTGAGATTGGAATGTCAATCGACATACAGAATCCACAATATGAACAATTGGTGGATTCAATTTATTCAGAAACATTCTTCAATATCGGTGAAGGCAATCTATTAACATACTTAATTAATAATTTTAATAGTGGTTTATACATACCGAACTATAATGGTATCGACTGTACTGATACCGCATGTAATGATTTTGCAAATATAATAGTTGACCAATTAATTGCTCAAGCGAATGAACAAGATTTATTAACTGGAACAACCAGAGGTCAAAATTATCAAGAATTAATTAATCTAATTGGTGAAAATTATTTCGATTCTAATTGGTTAACATTTGAAACTAGAATAAGTGACCCAGCTGTAATTAGTGGTATTACGAATCAAGCTATTAACTTAAGTGTACAAGTTCTTAATAGTTGTATCGATTTTTCAATATTGATTGATAGAATTGAAATAAATAAAGTTTGTGAACGAAAGGTAAATGATGATATTTTTGTTTCAGAAAACCCAGCTTTCAATCTAAAACGGGTGGTTGATAATAAAAAATCATGGACTGCGATTGAATCACCAGTTCACAGAACTTTTGATTTATCAATGCGTGAAACGGAATATGACGTTAACAATTACAGATTGGTAATCAACACTAAAGAAACTGATTTAAATATTGCGATTGATAATGCCATAGAAACCGATGTTTGGTGTTATGTTAATGATAATCCATGTATATTAGAACCGTGTTACTCATCATCAACAACTGGATTAACAGCAACAACATGTTGTTGTAATTTGGATGGTATAAGCGGTACATCAATAACTGGTGAAACAATATCATTACCACCAACTGAATCTTATAGTGGCTGTACGTGGGCTGTAGGTGATACAGGTCCAGCTGGCGGTACGGTATTTTGGGTTGACCCAAATAATCCTTGTAGAGCGTTAGAAGTTGGTCCAAATGACTTATCATATTTCGATGTAATAACTAACTATGATTTTAATTGGTCACTTGGTATTTATCCACCAATATTTCCAGCACCGACTGAAATGGGTATTGGTTATGGGCAACTAAACACTGAGTACATATTGAATAATAATGGTACGTTACCACAACAATATCCAGCCGCATACACAGCTGATACTTATTCTTTTGGTGGATATAATGATTGGTTTTTACCTAGTGCTAATGAACTATTAGAAATCAATAATGCACTACCAAGCGAATTAACAGTTTCAGTAACATGTCCAAACTTACCAATAGCATATTGGAGTTCAACATACATTAATCCAAATGAAATTTACGTATTAGATACCTGTAATAATGTATTGACAGCAAACACCGCTAATGGTAGTTTTTTCGCAAAAAACACTAGAGTTAGACCAATCAGATTGATTGACACCAGTCCATGTAATAATGTGTATAACGCAATAACTGGTTCGACATCAATAACTGGTGGTTTTGAAATCGAAGAAACTGATTGTTCGTGGATTTATAAGTTTGATACAGACTCAAGTCCAACGACATTTGATGGTTTTTGGTTAGCTGGTATGCCAGACGGCAGTTTGGGGGTTTTTCAACAGATAACACAATCTGGTGTAACATCAACAACAATTAACTATACAGATATTGTAACTGAAGATTGTTGTATTGCATACAACGAAGGTTTAAGGCACGTTGAGAATGAATTGTATCTTGGTAGACATTTAGCAAACCTAAGGTGGGACCAAGACTGTCAAAAATGTTTAATAAAGCAATGCAGTGACGAGCATTGCACTGATTACAATGAGTTATTAACCTCAAGCATAACAGGGTTAACCACCGTAACACAATTCAACGACATATTAAGTAGCGAATTGATAAACGTTAGATGTAGAAAAATATCTTCTGGATACCCAACATTAAACGCATTATATCACCGTTATATGAATTCAACGGAATATTGTGAGACTTTAAGTTCACAATTTACTTACCAAACAATGATTGAGTTTTCTGATTTGATTGGTAATTATTGGGTTGATTTGATTGAACAGGTAATACCTAGTACGACAATATGGACGGCAAATTATATTTATGGTAACACACTATACGACCAAGAGAAGTTCAAATATAGAAGTGGTTCAGTATTCCCATGTAATCCTAATAGATATTACAGTGGTACACTGCCAATGAGACATACTTCAATGACACCAAATAACACATCAGGTGACACAGTAGATGTACAGTTATATACTTTATCTGATGATGGTATTTGCAAGGCTTACGAGGAGTGTAGTGATATTTATTATTATAATGGGGACTGCGGTTCTGAATTTGTTGGTACGGTATCAATATTTAGCACTAATATAAATAATAATAACGGTAATAATTTAATAGCCGAATAATAAAATGCCAAAATTAGTTAGAAATATAGTTGGAGTTATATACGACCCAGAAACGGCTGAAACAAGATACATAAGAGGTCTTGAAGGTGAATTCGGTGAAGGTGATTATTTCAACGTACTTAGACTTTATGTATACCAACAAGATTATAGTAAGGTTGAAGCACCATTGGAAAATATACCAAAAAACACAACTTTTGGCCTACTTACAAATATAAATAGAAGGATAATAGAATTAGAAGTGTCATATTAATGAGATATCAAGAAAGGACATATATTAGCTCACCGATTGAATGTATAAGAAACAAATCAATATATAATGTTTCTTGTAGTTCTGATATTGATATATTCACACCACCAATTTTTGAGGTAACTGGTACAACCACAGGTAATTGTATTTACAATTCAATTGATTTCAGCGGAACGCCCTACACAAATATATTATCAGCAGCAACCACTGCGTGTACAATTTCAGCAACATGTTTTGATTATTCGGTTTGGAGAGTTAATGTAGCTGAAAATGGAACGACCGTTTATACTGGTGGAACTGGTTTTTGGACTGGTAACACTTATAGCGGTGACACACCAACAGACACAGCTTTAAGTAATGCACTTAACAATACCTTTTCAACTTTGGGGTATGATTATTATTCTGATAGTTTATTATACAATATAAGAAAACCATATGGAGCAAGTGGACTAACAGTATCATTATGTGTTGATTTATATTTTTTCGATGATGGTGCGTTTTGTACAGGTGGAACATGCTCAAACTCGTGTATTAGCATTGGTAGTGCTACATATCCAGTATTAGATAGTGGTTCAACGGGTGTATATGTTATAGACAGAGTTACTGGTGGTACCGAATTTGACTTTGAGTTTAAATTCTCTTCTTCACAATTCAGTGGTTTTACTAACTCAAGAAACTTAAAATTCAGATACGAAGTTTATAAATATTTCCCAGCTTCAGGTAATTTTAGAAAACCTGTACTATATAATGCTGGTTATTTCGATAAAAATGCTTTCTCAATTGATAAGGGCGGTGATTATATTTTAAATCAAAAAATACCATATAGTTCTTTGAATTTGGATGGCGATTACTTGATTAAAGGTTATTTTTTAGGTGATGTTCTTACTGATTATGGTAAACGATTGGGTCAACAAATAGATACTTCAGACTATAAGTTCGGTAGTGATAATAGATATTATAATCGACTTAGTTTTAGAGATTGGTATTTCAGCGCAAATTATAAAGCTGATACACCAAATATCAGTTTAACGGCACCAACTACGTCCCAATTGGGTACATTAAGGGTAATAAGTGAATATATTACATGCCAAAGCGCAACGACAGCAACAACAATTTGTAATACTGGTACAACATATGTTCTTGGTTCTGACATAAATGGTGATGTATTAATTTCACTTAATGGTGAGGTTTTAAATGAGGACTTAGATTATACGTTATCGGCATCAACCAACCAAACTGGTCGAACCGTTAAGGTTCTTGAATTATTTACTGGTACCACGACAGGTGATGTGTTAACATACGCCTTTGTACAAAATGGCGATTCCAATAACTTCAAGTATGAAATTATTGATATTGATTTCCCAATAGTATCTGGCGCCACTGGTGGTCAAGGTGATAACAACGTTTATTATAATACGACAACGGGTAAATACGAATTATATACCGAACTTCCACCAGCAACAGGAAATGACATATACGTAACAATAAATGGTGCTACATTGGCCAATAACATTGATTATTATAGGTCAACGTCAGTTGATAATAGAATAATATTACAAGGTGCTATATTTTCTGGTGATGTAATAAACATCTATTATAATTCATTGGCAAATGTATCAGACGATATTTATACAGCAACCCACCAAATTAATTGGACGATTGATAACGCTCCACAAGAATCTAACGGATTCTTCACATTGGAGGTTGCCAATTTTAAATCGTTTAGTGCCATAACGCAAAGCGCGACAACTGATTATGTTACAAATCAACATAATTATTCAAGCTATGTAACATTCAGTGGTGATGTTAATACTGTACAGTATTATCGAGTGAAGAATACTAAGGAATATCGAACCATGTGTGGTGATAAAATAATAAGCGAAGCGTACAGTGAAACGATACCTATAACAATTAGATACAATTCAATTAATTCCTATTGATGAATTATTGACAAATGACTATTTATAAATAAACTATAAAATAAAAAGAAATGAGCTATATAATCAATAACACATCACCGTTTGTTAGTATTAAACTGACAGAAACTGGTCGTGAAAAATTAGCATCTGGTAATTTAAACTTTTCTTATTGGGCAATCGGAGATTCTGAAATCAACTATGTTAGGGAAGAATTATATGATAATCAGTCTGGGATTTATTCAAATGTTACAGACCCAGCAAGGATTTTAAGACCAAAAGATAGACAACCTAATTTTAAATACTTTATCACTAAGGATAACCAGACAAATCTTAATGCTATGCAAGGCGCTAATATTGAGGTTGTTAAAGCTGTTGTTAATAATCAAGCTGATGAAAGAGGGTTTTTCAATAATAGTGGTGGAACTTTCACAACATTAAGTAGCTCAACATACATTGTAAGTTCGCAAGTAATTAATAACACATCATTAACTGGTGGTACTTCAGTTAATATTACTGGTCTAACATTCAGTATCGGTGATTTGATTTTAATGAAAGTTGGTAATTGTACCTTAACTGGTCAAACCAATTTTGCAAATACATTACCAATGCCAAATCTTTGGTTTCAAATCACAGGAACTGGTGCAACAGCAAGTGATATTGTTGTTGATAGAGATTTACCAAACCTAAGCGGTGACTGTGGTACAACACAGGTAATTGTTTATCCAAGTGGCCAAGTTTGGGATATTTATGGTAGCAATACTGCGCCATATTGGGATAATGGTACACTAAGTTTTGATAGTTGCTGTGGTGTGTCATGTAGTGATGTGCCTATTTGGAATATGAATAACGTTTGGTGTGAAGACCCTGCTGGTTTTGACTCTGGAACGACTTATGAACACTATTGGGATTTTGGTTCATTTGATTATTTAGGTCAAAAATATCCATATTTCTGGTATGATTGTGAAGAAGACCCAACGTTAAATGATATTCTTTGTGAAGTACCAGGTCAATCAGTTTTAGATACCGTTAGAAAATCCATATCAATACTACATTACACAAATAATACGGTGTCAAATGTTTATGGTGAATTCTTTTATATAGATACAACAAATAATAAAACATTGACATTAGATATGCCAGATATAATGTACCACAGAAGAAATTATTCAACTGGTTCTGGTACAATAATGGGTATGCGTTTCATTGCAAGTGGTGCGACACAATTGGTACCTAATAGTCAAATTGAATATGTTCCTTTGATTGAAGACCCAACTAAAGTATCTGGTGTACCACAACAAGTCGGTAGAGTATTCCCACAACTTAAAATGGTTGTTATTGATGATGATGAAATTGTTATGGCAATGTCATATAAAGCGAATAGAAATTGGACATTACCACCATTGGCTGCAAATCTAAAGGCACCAGCATCGTCATCAACTGGCGGTACATTACCTTCAGATAGAACAATGTATATTACATATATTTTGGATAATGATTTAAGTGGTGCAACAACAACAGGTATAACAACACCTATAAATTGTCAATATTATACCAAAATGACAAATACAACACCAACATCTAAAGATGTTGAATTCAGAATATCTGAGGTTGATTTGTTACCTTATATGAGAAAGGTTGAAGACCCATCGTATGACGGTTTAGGTTTCTATGCTAGAAACTTTAAAGTATTATGGCAAATTGTTGAGAATCCAGAAGATAGACCATTAACAAACCAATGGAATGTGTATGATTTTACATCAACAGCTATAACAACCAATGCTGGTGAAACAATTGACCCTGTTGCTTTGGAAAATCAAAATCCAACAACGAACGGTTTCTTGATTGACCAGAACGTTGCGACTGGTAGCACACAATATTTTAATATAATCAATACGTTGAATCTACCACTGAATTCAAATTCATCTGGATTACAGTTTGGTGATGAAAGATTCTTTTATGGTAATCTTAATACATTCATAGGTGCAACAATATACAAAACAATATTCAGAGTTACGGTAGATGCCAATCAATTTAATTTTACCAGTAATCCAACTAGAACAACCGACCCTAATCAACCTGATATAAGGGTTAGTGAAGTTGGTGTATACGATTCAAACAGGGAATTGGTTGTTGTCGGTAAATTAAGTAAACCAGTCTTATTAACAGACTCAGACGTAATAACACTTGAACTTTCAATCGATTTTTAAATGGGATTCAATAATTCAACAACAGTATTAACCGCTAAATTCACACCTTTGGGTAGACAAAGGTTAATAACTAGCACTAATAATCTAATCACTAAATTTTCATTAGGTGATTCAGATGCGAATTACAATGCAACACTAACTTTAAGTACAGGTGAAGTACCTGGTTATGGTGGTGACCTTACCAGTTCAAGCGGTGTGACAAATAACGGTGTTGCACAGAATACTGGGATTAAGAGTAATCTATTTTTATTAGGCTCAAACCCATATAAAAATGTTGAAGCCAACTCTTCTAGATTGGTTGTCTCAAATGAAAGTATAGGTACAACAACAGTAACTGGAACCAGCCTTTCACATGATACCATTTATCTATCAGCTGGAACAACTGACAGTTTAGTGAATTTATATAACACCTTCAATTTACCAATAAGTAATTCTGAGAAACTAAGGTATACTGGAACAACGTTTAATCGTGGGGGTTGGGCTGACACAGCATTAAGTGGCTTTGCCACAGATAGAATATTGGTGATTGGGGTACCAAACGACCAATACGGTGACTTATTAGATGGTAAATCAATTAGATTGACAATATCTGGCACAACTGGTGGTACGTATAGTTTATATAGCACTTTCCAAAGAAAAACGACATCAGCCAGCGCTGATGATAATCAATACGTTGAAACATCAGAACAAACAACATACTTCAACCCGAACTATGCGTTCATGTTCTCAGACCAAATTAAAAAACCTAACGGTGATGCTTCAAAATCATGGGCAACTGGTTACGGAACAATTAAACCGTTCTCGGCCAATGGTAAAGAAAGATATAATCTAAGAACTAACTCATCGCTTGGTTACACTGCCGATACAGCCGTTGGTATTGCATTTTTGGATAAAGGTTTCGTTGTTATAACAGACCCAACAATAGTTAACGATTTTACAGCGTCAAATGCCAGTGCATCCACATGCACGTTTAATAGTGTAGCCACTGTGGTAAATCAAGAAATAATCTGTATTGCTGGTAAAGGTGAATTTGGAAGTTCAAATAATAGAACGTTCACAAAGGGTGATGTTCCTAGAGTATCTGAAATCGGTTTATATGATGCGGCAAATAATCTTATTGCCTACGGTAAAACTAACCAACACATAACTAAAACTGTAAATGAACTTAAAGTACTTGCTGTAAGAATATCAGTTTAACTTTACATTAACTTAAACCCCATTATAATTAAAAAAAAAACGATATAATGGAAGAAAGTAATTATGTGCTCGGATTAGATATCAGTACCAAAACAATTGGTATCGCACTATTTGAGGATTTAGGTGATAGAGGTGAGTTGAAATTACTACACCATGTAGCACCTAAAGTTAAACCAACACCAAAGTCAAAACTTCAGGAACTTTGTGATAAAGCAAATATGTTTGAAGATGAATTCTTAAATAAGTATGCCGATATTGGTATTAGTCGAGTTATTATTGAAGAACCACTGTTAAGGTCGAATAACGTATATACTGTTTCAACACTATTAAGATTTAATGGTATGATATGTCGTTCTGTTTATGAAACTTTAGGTGTTGTGCCAGAATTTATCTCATCATACGACTCAAGAGCTTATGGGTTTCCAGAATTATTACAAAAACGTAAGTTTAAGAAAAATGGTGAACCTTTAACCGAACAAGCGATTAAAAAAAGTAATCCAGTACTATTCGGTGATTATCCGTATGATGTTGATAAGAAAAGTGTAATTTGGGAAAAAGTGGCTGAATTGGAACCGAAAGTTGTTTGGCTGTATGATAAAAAACAAATGTTGAAAAAGGAGAACTATGATATGGCTGACGCCTTCTGTTCGGTGAGAGGCTACATGAATAAAACTGGTAAATGGAAAATATAATGGCAATAGAAATAAAAGACGAAAACTTTGAAGAGTTAGTGTTAAAAAGTGATAAACCTGTAATGGTTGATTTTTTTGCATCATGGTGCGGTCCTTGTAAGATACTTGGACCAATTGTCGATGAATTGGCAAAGGATTATGAGGAAACAGCTGTGATTGGTAAAATGAATGTGGAATCCAACGCACTAACACCGATGAAATATGGTATTAGAAATATACCAACAATTCTATTTTTTAAGGATGGTGAGGTTAAAGACATTCAAGTTGGTATGGTACCTAAAAATGTCTTAGCAGCTAAAATCGATTCGTTAATGTAATTATTTTTTGTATATTTGCGTTATGGTTTATTCCGTTACGCAAATATTAGAGTCAGTGCTTGGCAACCCCCGTAAACATAATCACGGGGCTGGTCAGATTGCTTTTGACTGTCCCACTTGTTCTGAAGAAAAGGGTATGCAACAAGGTGATGGTAAGGGTAATCTAGAGGTAAATTATAAGAAAAACGTTTATAGATGCTGGGCTTGTTCTGGTTACAACAACACACACGGTAACCTATTTAAACTAATTAAAACTTATGGTAGTAAGAAAGATTTAGAAGACTATAAATTACTATTACCATCACTGGATTTTGATGAGGAAATCGTTACTCATAAAAATGAAGAGGTATTAAAATTACCAGAGGGTTATAAGAAATTATCAAAATGCACCACCAAAGACTACCTGTATGATAAGGTAATCAATTATCTTAAAAAAAGGGGTGTTACCGATAATATAATAAAACACTACGATATTGGATATACCACAGTAGGTAAATACAATAACAGGATTATAATACCATCGTATGATGAATTTGGTGATTTGAATTATTTTGTCACTAGGTCATTTGATTCTAAAGTTAAACCAAAATATTTAAATCCTGACGTTGACAAGCAATCTATAATTTTCAATCATGGTAAACTAAATTTTAATAGTACTATT